AGAGGCCAGGTTGCCCAAACTGTCAATGCTGATGATGAACTTGCCCTTGGCATTGTTCTCAATGACACTGTCCAGGAATGCAGCAATTTGATTTCTGCATTGATCAATGGTATCCACTGGCACATATTTGGTGTTCTCTGCATCCAGTCCCACACCTTTGGTGCTGTTTTCATCAATGGCTATTTCTGTGTCAAAGATGACTGGTGTCAATCCTCTTTTTTGAGCACTGGCCAGGATCTTGTTCACAATGAATGTCTTGCCAGTCTGACTGGGACCAGAGAATCCTATGATCCTGCCCTTGGGTACACCACCATTGCGGCAGCTGCCACCCAGAATGGCATTGAGAGCATAACAACCTGTATCAAACCATTCATCCACTTTGCTCAAGGCATTTTCATTTAACATGGAAGCTTCACTGTTGAGCTTGTCCAGTGACGCAAACACTTGTTTAAGATCTTTATTCATAGATCCAGTATATATGAAAGAGATTTAAAAACAAGTAAAAAATTACTCGTCAAACAACTTAATTACTTTGTCACCACCTTCAGGGGTGATGATACCGGTGGGCATTGCAAACAGTTTGTGATATTGTTCAATGAGTCTTTCGTCATTATGAATGTCCACACCCATCACAATGCTGGCCAGATTGAACTTCCAGACTGTGCCGTCGTTCTTGTGCTTTTCACCAATGAACTCTCTGAAGAACAGTGGAATAGTCTGCACGTTCAATTGACCCTGTTGGGTGGGTTGCACATGAATAATAGCAGGATTCTTAACTCTTAAGGATGTCTTGTCTGTTTCTATGTGTTCAGCAAGAATTGTTCTGCCAATGTGATCAATAAAGGTTACCAAGTTATTTTTTTGTTCGTTCATAATGGTTATATTTTATGATATTAAAATTAATAATCAACTGTCTGCTAGCAGATCAAATAAATCTGTTTGCACTTGTGTGCCAGGTGATTGAAGCTTCCAGCCAACTGCTTGATAGAATCTTTCCATTACAGAGAAGATAATCTTTTCAAACATCAATTCATAATCCATTTCAAAGTATTCTCTGAATTCCTTAGGAAAATTATACTTGTATCCCATGGTGGATATGCCAAAACGATTGGGCTGCTTGGCATAGAAGTATCTCACTTTATCACCAGAAGATATTTTCTCATATTTTTTGCCAGTATTGAAACGATCCAATAAAATATTGTAAACATATGCAGCTTTGACGTGAATGGGCATATGTTTGGCAGTTTTAAATCCGTCACACTGAGCAGCATATTTTTCGTACCCCTTGATGCCCATCACAAATGCTATGTCTTCAATGGGTAACTTCTTGAAGATATCATATGTTTCATTGAAGAGCTTGTTGGTCTGCACCAGATCTTTTGTCAAGAGCATTGTCTCAATGATTTTTTTGACATATGGTTTGATAGGAGCAGGCATGGTGGTACGCACCACTTCAACTCCTGTATACTTGAACTTGTCACAAGGTATGCCTTCTTCATCCAGCACATGTAACACATAGCGTTTCTTTTGTAAGAACAAACCTGCGTCTGCTATGGCTTCCCGCTTGAAAATGAGTCTGCAATCTAATGACCCCAGGGCTTGATGACCCCATTCAATGATATGTTTGTTTAAGTAGTCTTCTATGTCTTGCACTTGCTTGTAGTATTCTGGAGTAATTTTACCTTTGTCAGTTACCATCTTCAATCCTGTATTCTTTACAATGTGCTTGATGGACACATAGGAGCTGTCTGTGTCATTGTAGATGATGGGTGTATCTGCCTTTATGTCATCATCTGTAAGATTTGCTTTGGCTTTGATATATTCTTCCAACAGTCTATTGGATTCCTTGATTACAGCTTGACCGGTGAGTGTGATTGATTCTGCCAGCTCATCATCACCCAGAGGGCTGTGTTTGTTGCCAAAATATCCATAGATTGTATTGATGAGAATCTTGATTGTGTGTTGCAAGATGTTAAGATTGTCCGTTTGATTTTTTAATTTTTTATACTCATCAGTTTTTTTGTCAACCTCCACTAATTTTTTTTGCAACAGCTTCAGCTGACGCTTGACTTCCACCCTCTTTTTGTAGTAGTGATCAACTGTGAGCGGGATAATGCCTTTTTCTTTCTGTGTGAATAATACTTTAGCTTTGGATATGGCTATTTTCTCCTTTTTAACAAACTCAATAAAGTTTTTATTGGATAAAGTGAATGTCTGCCCGTTCACATGGCTGATGGTAATGTCTTTATCAGTCTTATCTGTTATGACACCCACCTTGGTTTCAGGTGAAAGATTGAGCGTGATCATCACATTGGGGTACAGACTGTTGGCGTCAAATGATACTATATTTTCTTGAAATCCTTGACGTGGTTCACCCACATAGGCACCAGCATTTTGCTCATTATTATTTGTAACATCTTTCTTGAATGTGGGAATGCGCTGGTTATTAATTCGCGCACGGATTGAACATAACCCAGTAATAACAGAAAGTGAGCCCAGAGCTCCTTCAAATGTGGTCAGCCCTGCATAGGCTATCATTCTTAACAGCTTAAGATACTGAAGCTTCTCTTCCATGCGAACCAACAGGTTAACGTCCTGAATGTTGTAATCCACAAACAACTCCCAATTATCATCAGCCAGGCTTGTTAAATTAGTATCACCATAATCCACCTTGCTTTCACCCAGTTCAGTGTTGCCAATGTTATCCAACTTGTAAGATTCGCGCAACACAGGGCAAAATCTCTTGTAAATATCCAAATAGTCAACACATGATACCCCTTCAATGTGCCAGCGTGTTTGCTCTCTACCGAATTTGCCAGTGAACACAATGGGCCTGATGTACCCCACAGGGGAAAGTTTTTTTGATTCATCTTCTCCTAAGATGCGTGTCATTCTATTGACAATGTAAGGCACATCAAAAAATTCGCTGTTCCATCCTGAAAGAATGTCAGGATAGTCAGACATGAAATAACTTAAAAACTTTGATAGGAGATCCTTTTCTGTCTTGCAATATATGTAAGTTAATCCTTCTTTCTTTTTACTATACGCCTTCAACCCCCATGTAATAAACTGTTTGCGCAATGTGTCATAAACAGTTATAATGTTAATGGGATGGGTAGGATTGTCTGGAACGGGGAACACATCTGGACTGTATGTCTCAATATCAATGAACAACACTCTGATTGGTTGATTGGAAAATTCTTCTTTTTCATTTTCTTGCCAAAAGCTATCAATTAGATATTGTTGCTGAATATTAAGGTTTTCAAATACTCTGGTAATTTTATTTTCTCGTAAATAATGAGCTCTTTCAGCTTGATTGCGAAACTTCTTTCTTTTTAATTTTGTATTAAAGATGCTGGTAGCATCAGAATGATTATTAGTTTCAAGAAAAATATAGGGCTCAAAAGTAGTGTCAATGGCAATCCTCTTACCATCTTTGTCCCATGTGAAGAGCCGCATCAATTGGCTTTTGGGCACGTAAGCTACATTTCTATACACAAACCTATTATAACTGCTATTTTAAAGAAGCCAAAAGATACTTCATGATGCCACGATGTTATTAATTTTGTTCAATATTTTGCGGTCCTTGTGACCATAGGGCAGGGTGTACAGCTCTTGATAAGCATTGATATTGTCATCGTTCTCCAGCCAACGCCCTTCAGCCACCTTTCTGAATCTGGCGCACATGTTCATGTATTTGCCTTTTTTTGCCAATGTCTCATCTATGCAATTGATCATTTCATCCCCTGTGTTGAACTTGATGGGTGCGTCCTTGTAGGTGATCATGTCTTGACATGCAATGGGCAGTCCTAAACAACATGCTTCAACATACTTGAGATCACTCTTGGCTCTGTTGAAGGTATTGTCTTGCAAGGGTGCAACTAACATGTTGACATTAAGATTGTAGAGTTTTTCTGGATAGCTGTACAAATGCTGCCATGGATGGAATTCTAGCTCACCGTTTTTTACAAATTGCTGCAACTTGAGAGGAAATGCACCTAAAAATATCCATCTGTACTTGTGGCGTGTCTTAATGATGGCTTCAATGACATGATCAAAATCATCTCTCTGGTTAACACGGTTTTCCACATCAAAGTGAGCTCCAGAACCTGCATAAAGAATTCTTGGACGTGAAACATTTTTGTCGTAATTTTCTGAGATGCGTTTTTCATTGTAATAATGGCCAAACCAAAACTTGGGTGGAAAATTAGGTATGACAGTTATGTTCTTATTGTTCTGCTTGCCCTGATAATACTCTTTCATGAAATCACATGTGACTGTAATTTCATCACATAATTCCATGATACTCTGCGCAGTTTTTCGAATCTCGGGATCAGCAAAAGCTGGTTTAAACTTATTGTATTCAGGAATATCCTCAATGAAGACCAAGTCGTCAATCTCATAGATGAGTCTGAAATTGAGTTTTTGACTCAGTTCTTTTAAAAATTGCACAAATTTAAGCTGGTGTGGTGTGGCCTGTCTTTGAATGCGAATGGACTTCACACCACGGTAATAGTTGGGATCAAAACACATGACAGTGCTGCCATGCACAATGAGCTTTTGGTGTGCATTCAGAAAGTGTTCTGGCCAGATCATGCGCCAAAATCCGCAACCACTGTAATCAGCGTAATAATTCAAACAGCGCTGCAAATCCAGTTCTGGTGGCCTTGGGACTAGACCACTGGTCGATGCATTGCGCTCTTGCATGGGGAAAGGTGACACAAAAGGTGAAGCAAAAGGTGAGGCAAAGGGAGCAGAATTGGGTAAGAACATACTTTATTTAACTTGCATACTCCTTGTAATCAACTCTTCTTGTTATGCCATTTGTCTTCTCAAGGAAGATAATATCACCAGTAGCAGCTTTGATGCTTTCTTTTCTGTGACTAATAACCATGATGCATTCATTATACTTCTCAACACGTTCCTTGAGAATGTTGATAACAAGTTCCACCCCTCTTTCATCTAAACTGGAGTCAAATAGCTCATCATAAATGCTGAAGTTGAAAGACACATCACCTTGAAGTCGTCTGATGTCCATGAAAGTGAACAAGCATGCCAGATCAATATTCTTTCTTTCAGCTCCACTAAAGTTAAAATATGAACATTGTTTGCCTTTGTTATCCACTATTTCTTCTTCAAAATATTCGTTAAAAGCGCATGTGCAGTTGGCATCCATTTTCTTTAAATAATACGCTAACTTGGTATTGAACAGCTGCAATATTTTCTTCACAATGTATGATTTGACGCCTTCTTCTGAAACTACAAATTTAACTATATCAAGAACATTGAGTGAATCATTGGTTGTCTCTATGCTGCGCTTCACATCTACTAATCTGACATTCTGTTCAGCTATCAAGCTATCAAAAGCGCTAGAATCTTTTTCTATATCTTTTAGATCTTGCTCAAGTTCGATCTGCCATTTGTTAAGTTGATCCAGTCTTTCTTCCAGATTCTTCTTTTCTGTTAGCTTTGATTTGTATGTGAATGCTTCATTGCGCAAATTTTGTATTTTAGTATCCAACTTGTTGCGAGCAGCAACAAATTGTTTCTCTTCTTCCTTGAGCTTGGTAATCCTGTCTTCATGTGCCTCAATCTCTGCATTGAGCTTTTTCTTTTCACTTTTAATATGATTTCTGTCTGTATCCTCTATTGTGCGCAGACATGTGGGGCAAGCATCCTTGTCTGTGCCAACAGAATTTATCTTCTTGTTAATCTGTGCTATTAATGTGGTGCTCTCAGATATAGTGTGGCGAATGTCTTGTATCTTTTTATCTATTTTATTGTAGTTTGCATCTTGTGTATCAATTTCTTCTTTAATTTTTTTAACATCAGGTAATACAAATTTTTCAAGATCCTTAGTACTGTCTTTGATTTCCTTTGCATTGTTGGTTTGTCTGGTTTCGTATTTTTCTTTTTTTCTCTGTCTTTCAAGAGCAGAGTTTTCTTTTTGTTTTTGATAAGTTAAAATGGTTTTTTGTATTTCATCATGTTTGGCTGTTTCAATATCAAACGTTTTCTTACTATCAGCCACATCCACTTTTAAAAGATTGAGCATGTCACCGAAAACTCCCAGATTGAAAATATCTTCAATAAACTTGCGCTTCTCCTGTTTCTTTTTGGCCATGAACGGAATAGTATTGTTTATGGTCATGATGACACAATTTTGAAATATTTCAGGTGTACAATTGAACCGATTGGTAATAAACATGTTTGTATTGGAAATGCTGTCACGTGTCTTGTCTTCACCATTTACAAATATGAAGCACTTGGAAGGTTCTAGAGTTCTAATGATTTGTATCTCATCTGTCTGATCTAAGCTCTTGATGGTTACATCTAGACATACTTCACAATTCTTACGATTAACATTATTGATGATATTTTCTTTTTTAAGGTCTCTCAGCGTCTCACCAAACACAGCAAAATAAACTGCATCAGCAATAGTAGACTTGCCCACACCATTGCGTCTGTCTTCTTTATCTTTGTTGATGCCTGTGATGATGTGCAGACCTCTTTTGAAGTCCACAGTTACAGGGTGGTTGCCAACTGAAAGAAAGTTTTTAATGCTAATCTTATTAAAGATGATGTTTTTCATGTGCTTTGTGTTCTTTTGTACAGGTCAATGCAATACCGAGAGATGTCAGCTTTTTTATCCACATCTAGCAGTGTAACGAACTCTTCTATTGCTTTGATAGTATCCACCCCAGAGAGATCATAGGATTGGTCTTCGTTCACAGTGATAGTGTCATTATACACGGTGTAATCAACTGACAGATTGAATGGCTTGTAGGTTGAAATCTTTTGTATTAGAATATCAATGTTATCACTTGTTACCTTTTTATCGATGACCAGTTTAACAATATTGTTATTAACTGTGTCTTTTACTTCAGTAGCACTCAAGGATTTTAAATTGGCTATGTCAGTAAGGGAGAGCTTGATATGTTTTGGTGAAAGAAGATTTTCATAAAATTTGTAGCTCAGATCTTCAAAGTCGAGAATAAAATACCCTTTGGTTGAACCTGTGTCACCAAAATCCATTTCAAAGGGATTACCAACATACACTATTGTCTTGTTGTTGTATTTTCTTTCGTCTCTGAGGTGAAAATGACCTGTCATGATGAGATTGGCTTTGGCAAGCAAGTCTTTTGTCTTTATGCCATGATCACATGCCTTGTGACTGTTCATTTTAAATGTTTCAATTTCCAGATGACCAAACAACACATCACTCTCTGGTACTGCTTTGATGTCTGCACCCCATGGTAAAAACGTGCATTCTTTGCCCAGTATTGTGTGTGTTTCAATCTCACTTATGACAGTAATATTCTTCCATCCATTTAAAATGGAAAGAGAATTGATATCAGCTCTGTCTTTGTAGAACGCATCATGATTACCTACCAGAATTACTATATTAAAATCAGACCATAGATTTAAAATTTGATTGACCACATGTATGGTATTGACTGCAATTTCATCTCTGTAGTGATACAGATCACCCAGAATAAAGATGTCCTTGATATTTTTTTTAGTCAACTCATCTTTCAGCCATGAAGCCCATTGAAGAGCTGTTTCATGCCAAAAGATACTGTTTTGATGCACGCCAATGTGCAAATCGGCAATGCAGCAAACTTTGGAATTGCTGATTGTTAGTTCTTTTTTAGTCTTCACTCAGAACTGTTGTAATTGCCGTCTGCCGGTTCAATGTATATGTTATACGTATTGCCGTTGTCATCTGGGTTGAGCATTAGCTCAGTGTACACCTTGTCACGATATTCATTGAGCACTGCATGATGTTTATTCTCTTTCTTGATCCTGTTGATAAAGGCATGAAATGCAATGGTCGTGAAATATGAGAAAGGACTGAACCCTGTGTCAAGCCTGAATTTTTGATTTCTTAGAGCAGAGAACATCTTCACAATGGCATCTCCTATCATGTCATCTTTGTAGGAATAATTAATAAAATTAGGTGCATAAGATAACCCGTTGGCAATCTTTGTCAAGCTTTCACCTAGCTTCTCTGTAATGTTTCCAGATTTATAATACTGTCTTATTTCATCCTCAAACTCTTTGCCATTTACATAATGCACCTTATCTTTGGCTTTAACCTTTTTGCGCACAGTTGGTGCAGATTCTGCAGTTGCGACCTTGTTAGGATCTAGGACATTTTCAGTAGAATTACCATCTGATTCTGCCGGTTGCTTCTGTTTTTTACGTTTCATTGACTTCTTTGATGGAGTATTTAATTTGTTCTTTTTCATAAAGGGCTATGCGCTTCTCCAAGTGAGCAGTGCTATATTTAAATTCATCGGCGATGTCGAATATTATAAGCTTATCTTTGTCCTTATGCAACCGAAGACCTCTTCCTATGGATTGGACTATTTTGATTTTTGCTTTGCCGCCACAACAGAAAATAATGTAATGCAAGTTTTTAATATTGATGCCAGTGGAGAATATCTTGGAAATGGCAACAACTACAATATCAGATCTGTCCTCCATGAGCGATCTAATCTTCTCTCTTTCAGTTATTTCCACTTCTCCTCGAATAAAGTATACTTGTTTATTGGGGCATAATTCTTTAATAGAATGATACAGGGTGTCACCATGTTCAATAAAATCTACCAATATGAGAACATTATTTGTAAGTTTGCAGGAAAGCTTGCCAATGACTGTGTTTCTAAAAATGTTGCGCATTAAAAACTTTTGTTCTTCACGATACAAGTTAGCGGAAGAAATGACAGCATCCTTGAATGGATCTTCTCTGTACAACAGTTTAATAATTTGCACAGCCACATTGCTAACATAATTTTCTAAACGAAGCTCATAGCTATGCTTTTCATATATGATGGGTCCAATCTTGCCTATGATATTCCACTGGTCAATTAAATTCTCTGGCATTGTGCCAGTAAATCCAAAGCGTACACAAGTTTTTATTCTTTTTATGATCTTGTTGACTTCATTTCCTTTTCGTATTTTATGCACTTCATCAACAAGCAAACAGTCAATGTCCTCTATCCAGGACAGATCTGTGTTTTTGCTTTGTAATATGCCCAGATTAGCTATTATGACATTTGTTGTGTTCACTATGTCACTGTCTATGGGGTTACTGCCTGTCCACTTGCACACAGAAAACGGCACATTATATGAAGCAAAGTCCTTGCATGTTTGTTCCACCAATCCCAAGTCAGGCACAATGTAGAGACATTTAAACTTTGATCCATGCAAAAGAAATATCTTGGTAAGCAAGGAAGCAGCTGTCAATGTTTTACCACCAGCAGTGGCCAGTACAATTGTGCCTCTGCCAATTGAGAAAGCTTTCTTTACTATCTCTTCCTGATAATCTCTTAGATGCAGGGCAAGAGGTGTTATATCATTTGTATAATGCGGGCTTGATGTCCATTTATGAGCAGGTTTAATTTGCTCAAACAAACTATTGTCTGTGTTCACATCACCCACATATTGATTGTTGGTGAGATACTTTCTTATTTCAAAATATAACCCAGGTTCAAATCTGCCTGTGGGTGTGATGGCATAAGTTCGTTGGGGTAAAAATCTGCCATAACGCTTGCGAATAAAAAAAGCAGCTTCATTTTTTACAGAAAATGCTTCTCTAATATCTTCAAACTTATCACCAGAAAGAATACCTGTGTTCTTCTTGGGATCATATGCAAAATTTATCATGTCGTTTCAAGCTTAATAATCTCAACAAGATTCTTGATATCATAAGATGCAGAGCTCAAAGTCCTTTCAGATTTTTCAAGCAACTCAACTATTAATTCCAATTCTTTTATTCTGCAATCGATTTCTATCACTTCACTGTGTTTCTCTGCTGTGCGCTCAATCACTGGCAAGGCCAATTTTACAGGGCTTTGTTCTTGTATTTTAACAACCAATTCCTTCTTTAGAAGTTCGCGTTTCTTGCGTAACCCGTTGATATCCATCTTGTGTCTGATTAATCGACCTGTCCATTTGTGCTTGATGCCAGGCAACTTGAGCTGATATTCCTTTAGAATTAATTCGTCAATCTTCAAATCATCTTGTAACTCATTTATGTAATCTTCTAGTAGCATTAACTTAAATAATAGTATAGAGTTATATGAAATCAATTAATATATTTGAAGAAGCGTTTTTACAAGCGTTGAATGAAACCAATGTTGCTGGTGGCATAGGCAGCTTGTTTGGTGGGGGCATTCTGGATATAGGTGACACAGCAGGAAAAGTGCCAGGATCACCCAATGATATCTATGCCCCAAATGATGCACGCATTCCAAAAATTTTGGGCATGGGGAAAAAGAAGAAAAAAGAAAAGATGGGCATCATGCGCAGACCTCTCCCCGGGCTGGGCAAAGAAGTTGTAAATTAATATATTGCGCTAATTATAGTATGGATTTAGGTCACTGGATTTTAACTGAAGGTGTTTCTGTTGACATGGACACTTTTGGATTCATCTACGAAATAACAAATACAGTTAACGGGAAAAAATACATAGGAAAAAAACAATGCAAATCCAAGTTAAAAAGGAAGCCTTTGAAGGGAAAGAAGAACAAGAGAATAGAGATAAAGGAATCAGATTGGAAGGCATATACCAGCTCTTCTAATGACCTTAATGCAGATATTATAAAATATGGCAAAGACAAGTTCATATTCAAAATTTTAAGAAAATGCAATTCAAAATGGGAATTGGCTTATTTTGAGATCAAGCAACAACTTGATAGAGATGTGATTTTGAGAGATGATTACTATAATGGAATCATAAATGTCAGAATTGGAAGACCACCAAAGAATTTTCTTGAATAATTTCTAGTTTCATGCATAATAGAGTATGCTAAAAAAGCTTGATTTTAAGCAATATAATTTTCAACTCATCAATTTTAACTTTATAATGCGCAAGGTGGAGGTTGATATCATAAACGATTTGCACAAATATCACCTCCTGAAGGAAAGAATAACCACAAACGCCAAGCAGTTTTTTTACCATCATATTATTTTTGGCATTTGTGAGTATCTTCTGGCTAATAAAACAAATGAAAAGAGCATTATATATTTTAACAACACTCAATTGGAACCATTGATGCTTTTGAAGTATTTCAAAGAAGAGGACTTGAAAAGATTGTTGGATCAAATACTATGCAAAGTGAAGAAATTGCTTCCCATTAAGGTTTACCGTTCCAATATATCGTTTGAATTCTTGGATCACTTGCTGGTTGAGAATGAAGGCAGAGGCATAGAAGTGATTAGCGGCATAAGATCTTACTTGGACAGTGTTAATATTGAACGCTTTACATTTGCTAAAGTCAAGACTTTTACAAAGAAAAATAATCTCATATTTCTTAATAAAGAATACTTTGATCTGCTCAAGACTAAACAACTTCTCTTCAGGTAAATCAATAAATAATTAAATGGCAGATATAGCTATTTCACAGTTGACCTATGGGCTACCATCTTCAACTGCATCTATACCATTTTCACAAGACGGTAATACTTTAAGAGTAGCTCCCTCCGGTCTTCTTGTAAATGCAGGTAAAGTTGGTATTAATACAGGCACAACACCGCTAACAGCTGAATTAACTTTGGCAAGACCTGTGCAAACACAGGGTAGAGAATCAATAGAATTAAATGTAAGTTCAGGGATTGCAGGCGGGTATTTTGATGGTCTTAAATTTACACAAACGGCAGGTACTTACAATACCTTGGCAAGTATACGTTGCAACGTATTTAATAGTGGGCAAACAGCATTAGAATTTTCTACTAGAGATAATACTGGAACTACGCTCAATGCAAGCCCATTGCTTACTTTAGACCGTAATAACGGTAATGTTTTAAATCACGGATTAATTTTAAGCGGCAGCCCTCAATATAATGATGGTTTGCATAATTTGCCAGATGCCGGTATGGTCTCACAAAATGTTGCAAGAGGTTTTTATCATTCTAGGGAAAACTCGGGAACTAATGCAATATATGCTCATATTTTACTACCTTCAGATTTTAACAATACAAATTCTCAAATGTTTTTGCTAGAAGTAAAAGGATATAATTTTACTAACTCTTATCTATTAAATTTAATGATAGGTGGATATGTGACTCTCGCTAGTAATGGCGGGCCTATTAGAAATGTTACTAGTTGGTCTGCGCAAGGAGATTTTGCACCGACTGCATATTACAGTAATACATATAACAGAGGTATTGCAAGGTTTTATCTATCTAGACCATACTACACTTCTTTTGTAGTTAATTCAATATGCGTAGGAAATGGTAGAATAATAAAACCGGGTGAGCTTCAAATCATTTACAGCACTAACGCTACAATCTAATAAATAACTATATGAGCTTTAATGATACACTGTCCAAATTTTTAAGATTGTATAATGAACAAGGTGAAGAACAGCCTCTGGATGCTGCAGCTCCTGCACCTCAGCAAGCTCCACCACCTGCGCCACCACAAGCTCAAGGTGAACCAGGTGCCCTGCCACCTGAAGGTTATGTGGACATGGTTAGAATGTTGGCCAAGGCATTGGTAATGAATGTGCCAGCCGGCACCATTGATGCATTGTTTACTAAGCCCATCAATCAAGAGTCAGCTGCTGAAACAAGAGAAGCATTGCAGTTGGCCATAGCCACAAACGAAAATTATGAAGACAATCCACGCAGAATCACTAATCCTCACATAAAGCAGTTTGTGGACTCCATTAATGAAAATAACTTCATGGCAAAGTATAAAGAGATTCTTAATATAATGAAGCGTTTCAGCAATGATCCTAATCTTAAAACAAAATGATATGCGCAAGCTCAAGGTCAAAAAACCATACAAGTCTCTGGATGACATTTATCTAAGAGAATCTTTTGCAAAATCAGTACCGCTTTTGCCGTATCAAATAACTGAAAGAGTAACTATCTCTGTAGTTACAGATAGCGGTGAACAAGAAAATTTTACTGTATCTGATTCATGGTATAACAAAGCTATTAAAGATAAGCTTAAGATGGGCAGTCAAAATTTAGATACGTTTTATGAGCTTATTCATTATAGGTGTGTCGATTCAGGCATTCTACCACCCGGTCATGATGATATTAATGCACGAGAAGTAAAAGTATTCTATGATTATATTCTTTCTTTAACCGGTCCAGAGAATATTAATTCCTTTTTTGAAAAGTTTGTTGATAATGGTTTTAAAATAGCAGCGTTATTTTTAGATGCTATTAATAAAAACGAAAAGTTTAATGTTTTTGATGTCTTATCTAATTTTTATGGTGTTAAGTTTGCATATTCGGATGAAGTATTTAAAGTAAGGCCATTTTCCGCAGCACAAAAAACAAGAGGTGCACCCGGGCCCGGTGAAGCATTTATTGCATTCTTTTTCTATAGTAAAAAACCTGTTGTGGGTGATTTGAGTATTCCCTCAGGCGGTAAAACAGTAGAAATAGAAATTAAAAAACAAGGAGGAAGAATAGGTAAAGGATTAAATGTGGAGGCAGGTAAGCTGGGTAGAAAGCTGTATCCTGATTTAGCTAATCTGGACATGAATGTATTAAAGCAATTTGTTGAGTATTTTGATTTACAGAGTGTAGGAGATATTCTTCTTGGGAAGGGTCAGGGTAAATTCACAGGCATCTCAGGTGTAAATCATTATGCACAAGAGCAATTAGATGCTCAGTTTTTAAAGAATAACTTAGATTATTTTATAAAATATTTTGCAAAACTTGATAATTTACAACAATATATTGGCACAATACAAATGAAGGATTATTTTTCAAAAATTAAGGAATTTGATAGTATATTAATTTTTACAGAAAGCGGAGTATCTATTGGAATAAAGAGAGATTATATAATTAGCACACCTATTTTACAGCTTGCGCCAGCATTGCAACAAAAACAGGTGTTTTTAAAACGCAAAACAGCTGCAGGATTTTTATTTGATTCAGACGGATTTAAGATAACAATATGATACCGTTTAAACAATTTCTATTGGAAGGTGGTGCAGCAGGTCACATGGCACATCCTTTTGATTTGCCTAATGTGAATTCAGGTAAAGATCTCATCAACACCTTCAATAAAATTGTCAAAAGTTTGCAGAAAAAGCCTTCAGTAGTAAAAATTGATGGTGCCAATGCTGCCATAAAATTGATTGCAAATGCAGAAGGTAAGAAAGAGTTTGCCATGGACAGAGGATCCAATAAACCAGAAGATGTTGAAGGTGTTACAGTGGCAAGATTGGGCACACGCTTTCCAGAGGGTCATGGAATGAGAGACATAGGTTCAACTGTGTTGGGCATTTTTAACTCAGCCATCCCTGCCATAGAAGCAGATTTGAAGAAGCTCAAGATGTGGGATAACAATAAAATCCTCTTCAACATGGAGTATGTGCAAGGGGCAACAAATGTCATAGGTTATGCAAACAACTTTCTGGCCATTCATGGTTTGAATGAAATTGTGCAGGTGAGAAGTCCAGTTCGCGGCAGTGTGAGCAGAGCATCGCGAGAGATACCTTATGATAAAAAGACATTGCAAAATTTAATTGCCAAAGTGGATCCCATAGCCAAGAAGAAAGGATTTGATGTGGCACATGAATTTGTTGTGAAGCTGGGCAAACCAGATTTGAATAAACCTCTGAATGAGCCTTTTTCTGTTAGCTACGATTCCAAGAACATAGTAACAAAGCCTTTGAGAGAGTGGCTGGGTGCAGTTAAGAATCCCAAAGCTGAGAAGATTAAGCTTGCATCAGGAAAAACTATCAGTGCCATGAGCATGGAAAACTATAAAAACGTCACTGGCAGTGTTCCCATGCATGTATACATTGGTGCAAACAAGAAGGACATTGACAAGGCAATTTCAGGTGCTGTCATGTATCATGCCACACTTGTGTTGGGACAGGCCATCAAAGATGCTGCTTCATCTGATTTGGGTACTCTTTCCACACAAGAAGGCATTGTGATAAGAGATGCAGCAATATCTTCCAATCCAGTCAAGGTCACTGGTAATTTTATCTTGGGCAAAGAACAGGGTAAGTTTGCACAAGCAAAAAAAGCAGAAAATGAAGAGCAACAAAGACAATTGTCCAATAATAACTACATGATGAACCCAGAGTATGGCAAAGAAGGTGCTCGTTTGACGCACACACCAGGAATGGCTTTATGAAATTTGATCAACTGGTAAATGAAATACTAACCCATCAGAAAAATAATTTAATAGTTATTTTTCCAGGACGCTTTCAACCATTCCACATGGGCCATAAAAAGCTTTATGACATGGCCAAGAGTCAGTTTCCAGGAGCAGATTTTTTTATTGCTACAACAGATGAAGTGGCCAAAAACGAAGATGCTTCCAGATATCCTTTCAACTTCAATGAAAAGAAAGAAATAATAAAAGCCGCAGGCATACCTGACAATGTGGTAAAACAGGTGAAGCAGCCTTACAAACCTTTGGAGATTCTGAAAAACTATGATCCTAATGTTACCAAGGTGATCTATCTTGTGGGCAAAAAGGACATGCAATCAGATGCAAGATTCACTTTTGGCATGACAAAAAAAGGCACTCCCAGTTACTTTCAGCCATTCAAAGATCTTCAATCCATGCAACCATTCAAAGAACAAGGTGGCCATGGGTACATTTATGCACCAAGTACCATACAGTTCAACATAGGTGATAAGAGCATCACCAGTGCCACTGAATTAAGAGACATATACAAGGCTTCTAATGAAGCTACAAGAAAGCAAATAATTGCAGCTGTTCTGGGCAAATTTAATGCCACAGTTTTCAAGTTGTTCAATACTAAGTTAAGCTAACTTCTTCTTTTTTTCAAGAATTAAAATAGTCTCAAGCAACACTTTTTCCACCGTCTCTGTACTCTCTTTCTTGAGAGCGTTGTTTAAATTTCTCACCAACTCATCACCACCTTTGGCTATGGCACTGTACAGGTCTTCTTCATTACTTTCATCAAAATTGTCTGCACCACACATGCCATGTTGAGGGTTTTTAGCTGCTTCATAATCTTCATAACCAAGCACAGAATCCAACTGATCATGAGCATTGGTAATTTTGCTCAGAACCCAAGCTTCAATGTTATTCTTGCCTTGCAGGATGCCATGCAGCATTGCAGAAATTTTATGTATTCTGAAAATTAATTGTCTGGACATCTCGCCATTGCTGCTTGATGTGGAGGGGTCATATCCTTCACAATCTTCACTCTTATTATTGGCATGTTCTTCCTGTTCATCATCTCCACAATTTCTCTTGGGAGGCATGGAAGCTTTAACAATTCTAACAGGTGTGGCACTTGCACCTGCACCTGCACCTGCATCAACAGCTCTTGGTCCTAAGCCAAGATTCTCTTTAACGATCTTCTGATCATATATCTCGTTGAGCAAATGAAAGTCATTGTAAAACATGCCATTGATATTTATTCTAATTTTAAGAAATTATTGTTGTTTAGTGAATAATAAATTTTCTTGAAGTTCAACTGCTTTATTAGCGAAGTGCATCCATCACAAGGTTTTGACAAGTCAATTTTATTGTTTCTGTTGATTCTGGTGTTAACCATTGTGAATTTGGAGCAATCCTCATCACCCAATCTTATGATGGCGGAAAGCTCAGAATGCACACCAATGGAAGTTGATATGTCTTCACCGTTTCTGTTGAAAAAGCCTATTTTTAAATTTTTGGGATGAGTTTTGGTTGGATTGTTAATTCCAATGGATAACAACCTGTTTTTATGGAAAATAAAGGAAAAGTGTTTGCAACGGTAATCACCATGTTTATCCAATAAAGCATAGGAAATTTCGCAGCATTTCTTGAGTATGTTTTCCATGTTGTTATACTACATAAAAAGATGTTATATTTCCATAAATATTTACATGGAATCGTTCAAGAAGTTCTATGACAAGCCTGTATTTGGCGTGAATGAATTCATTGATGTGGATGGACTGGGTCGCATCAAAGCCAAGATAGATTCAGGCAATGAAGCATACAATGTGCTGCATGGTGTGGACATTTCTGAAGATGGTGAACACATCTCTTTTACAACTGTTGATAACAAGAAAATGAAAGCGCCTCGTGCCGGTGACATCAAGATTCACATTGGCAGTGGTGTCAAAGAAGACAGACCCATTGTGAAACTCAACATCAAGATCAATGGCAAGCAATACAAGGATGTGCCTTTCAGCATAGCAGATCGTTCTGAGAATGAAGATCCTATTCTGGTGGGTGAACCTTTTCTCAAGAAACTGAATGCAGTCATTGATGTGAACAAACAAGTGAATGAATCAGTGCGTTACAATGTGATTGCCATCAATAGGAAAGACCCTCTTTCCAAAGAGTGGATGCGTCCTAGTTTTTCTGAGAATGCCATTCGTCACATTGCCAACAAGCAGAAGACTTTGATTGTGAACCATCATGGAGGAGCCAAATTCAAGGGCAAAGATGTTCTTAAAATATACAACCCACAGACAAAAGAACCTTTCATAGTTTTTCGCAAGAAAAAGAAAGTAGATACAGATGGCTGATGTGACCATCTCTGAATTGACTCCAGGTGCACCTGCTGACAATAACATCATACCCTACAGCACAGGTACTGATACACTGGGTGTGCCTGTGTCTGCCATGTTTCAAAACACATCAGTTATTAAGACTAACACCCTAGGGGGTCTGAATGGTCTGCAACTGTACACCAACAAGCTGACAAGAAAAAGTTTTTGGTTCATTGAGAAAACAATGGCCACAACGGGACCTGGAGCAGGTCCCAATGCAGGTGATTGGACCAGTCTGGGCTACATCACACCCCCAGAATTTGGAACTGGATGGGGGAGAGAAATTAAAATATTTGCCACCCATCACATCCCAGATTCTGTTAATTCTGTTACCTATCAGTTACATGATAGTTATAGAACTCGCTCGTTAACATATGCAGATTGGGTGAAGGTGCCCTCTGTGAGCAATTACAACTATTCCGCAAAACAGGATTTCAGTCTGGAAGCAAGAAGAACCAGAACAACAAATAGTTATTCTAATTTAGAATTGAGATACAGGGCCATAGACCCTTCAGCTGCAGCTAGCACCTATGGTGGGAATGTGGCTTTTGCCATAGAAATTCTTGGAGGAGGTGAATTTTTCGAGACCACAGGTGGTGGCAATGATTTGACAGTGCCAGCAGGTTACCTGGGCAACACTTTTTATCAATTTCCCTTGAGAACATATGCTGATGACACGCATACATCATTTGAACCATCTACCAGGGGGTTGTTCATGGTGCAACCAGGCCGAGTGGGCATCAACACCATTGCCCCTGCAGCAACATTGGATGTGAATGGTGTCATAACAACCAACACAGCACTGTTGTTTGACCGTACAGAAAAAACAGCCAATATAATGTCTGCAGGTGGCCCAGCTGGCGCATCAGGCATTGCAAATTTTAATGTGCTGGTCCAGCCCGGTGTTTGGACAACGATTGCAACAACATCATGGGGTGGGCAGGTGCAGGCAGCATTTGTTACAGAACCTAACACCACATACAATTTGCAAGGATTTCATATTGTGCCATGCTCTTATGGTGCAAGCAACAATGCACGCCTACCATCTTATACTGATAGCTTTGTGAATGCAGGTGGGTGGACACAATACAACATTCAATGGAGATCCACTGGGTACAATTTGCAGGTCTATCACACTGGACCTGTGCCAATTAGATTCTGGGGAACGTTTAGCGGGGTATAGAAAACTAAGATTAGTTTTTAATCTGCGCAAACTCCACAAACTTGTAAAACTCAGCTCGGGAATTGTCATTGTTATCCAAGAACGCACCAGACATTCTGGCTGTGCGCATGGTGGAATCATGTCGGATGCCACGGTTGGAACAACATGTGTGATTGGCTTCAATCATGACTGCCACACCATTGTTCTTCTCACATACCAAATCAATGTGTGCATGAATTTGCATGGTGAGATTTTCTTGCACTTGTGGTCGACGGGCAAACCAATCCACCACACGATTGAGCTTGCTCAATCCAATGACTTTGCCTTCTTTGGAAGGAATATACGCCACATGGGCCACACCAGTGAAAGGTGCATGATGATGTGAACACAGTGAGGTCAATTTGATGTTGTTCTGACACACCATGCCATCATATTGGTCAATGTTATCAAAGGCTGTGATCTTGGGTGGCTTGCTGTAGCAGCCCCATGCAAAGTCTTCTACAAAGGCCTTGGCCACGCGATGTGGGGTGTTGTCACTGTTGGGATCATTTCTCCAATCATACCCTAGTGCATCCATGTACATTTCATAAGCCTTGGATGCTCTTTGAATGATTTGATCTCTTTCTTCTTGTGTGTGAGGGTGATTGTGATTGGCAAAAGCAAGCTTTACATTGGACATATGTGGTATTATATGATATATTCAAATGAGATCAACGGTCAGTACATACAATTTTTACGTTTAAAGACGTGCACATTATGAAAGTTTTGCCTCAACAAACATATGTAGAAAGACATGTTGCCCGGATACCCCACAAAAGTGTTGCTCTTGGAAGCAACATTCAGCAATGCCAGTATGCGTGCCATGTGCACCGGGTATGAGTGCCCAAATAAATTTTCATATTCATTTTCAGATAAATTGTTCACATAATGATGCCCTCCTGTTCTGTCTGGATCCCTGGGCAGCACATCCAGCATGTTCATTTGTTTGCCTTTTAACATGTTGTACACATGGTTGTCATCTGTGTGCACAAAAACATTGTCAAGAGTTTTGAAACATTGCAATGCATCATCCAGTTCAGGGTAATCATGCACAGGAATATCTTGTGTTTTATCTGTTAATCTCCACAATAAAAAATTAAAGTTATCTCTGTCCATGTGGTAGTCATTATATATTTTTTCTGTCTCAACAGCTATTAAGTTGCTACAGTTCAAATAAACATCTCTAATAACATTGGTTGTCTCCATGTCTATGTCTTCTTTGCAATTGCCCCAGCCCACCCAACTGGGTGTGGCTCTGGAAAGCATGTTTTTGACGTTATCTGTGCTGTAATTTTTCCATTTTTCTAATTTATCAATATAAAACAGATTGTCATAAATGTTGCAATCTTTGTATTTTGCAAATCTTGTAACTATTCTTTCTGGAACAAAGTTCTTTTCTGCTTTAAGATGGGCAATTAGATGTATTAATATGCCCAAATTGGAGCAAAGACCAGCTCCTCTGTTAAAATGCAACGTTTTACTGTGTGTATCAAATTGATGGTTTCCCCAGTATTCTATATCAAACATTAATAAATATTTACATGATTCATATGATCATTCAACCACTTTTAAGTGCATAATTTATGGCAGACGTAACAATTAATAATTTAACTTATAGCTTACCTTCTAGTAGCGCTTTTATTCCTTTTACAGATAACGGTGTAACGTTTAAAGTTTCACCTTCCGGGTTATATGCTAAGCCTGGTAATACCTTATTAGTAGGCGGTGAATCATTAGCAGATCTACTTCCTACAACAAATACAAGTTTATTAGCCTTATCTACCGATAGCGGAATCATAAGAGGTGGGTGGCTTTTGTGTATTACAGAAAGAAATACTTCGTGGGGTGATTCTGCTGCAAGAATAGGGGTTTTAAGAAGTGGTGCAGGAAACGGATGGTGGTTATCACATAATTTAGATGGATCAGGAGCTATTCATCAAAGTACACAAGGCGATCGTTTGTTAATTACTTCAGAAGGTTATGTAAAAACACCTTATCAACCAGGATTTAAAGCCACAATTACAACACAATCACAATCCACCGGTCAGACGGTATTATGGGATACTGTAGAATACGCCATACCTGCAGGGTCATTTAATACTAGCACCGGTGAATGGACGGTACCTCAAACAGGTAGATACCTAATAATAGTTAATTTACTTTCACAAAGAAATACAACTGGTGGTGATTGGTATGTTGATCTCTACGTAAATAGCGGGCAACCATATGGTGGAAGAATGTATACTAGTAAAGCTGGTAATTCTAGTGTACATGCACAGCTAAATGCCAGTGGTATCTTTTATTTAAATACAGGTGATAAAATAAAAACTGTTCTGACTAGTCAAGTGGGTAACGTTGCCCCTACAATTTTTCACAATCTATTTTGTGCGGAGTTATTAGGATAAATAATTGTATGCATTACAACAAAATAATACAAGAGAGCTTGAAGAACACAGCTTTGAAGCGCATTCGCATCAAAGTGGATCCAGCACTAGTGAATGCCAGCGCTGACTTGGCTGGCTTGGATGGTTATGAAGGTTATGTGCTGGAAGAATGCATGGGCAGATTGAAGATACTTGTGCTTTCACCCAACATGCCCATTTGTGATTTGCCTGAAGAAGCAATTGAGATGTTGGCCACCCAACATGATGCAGATGTGTTTGAAGAATACAAGGCTTTTGTTATTGTCAAATTAATCAAAGATGGTAAAACCGTGAATGATCCTTTGCTTGAGCAGATTAAATGCAGTTCTGATATAAATAGTATAGAACAGTTAATAGGTCAATTTGGTTATTCTGGTGATCGATTGGCTGCACTGTACAGAGATTTTATTACCAATGAAAATTAATCAATTTGATGAATTAGTAGAGCGAATATTAAGTGAAGCTGAAGGCAGCTTTCTGAGCAGGTTGGGAAGTGCTGCCGCCAACGTGGGCAGAGGTGTAGCTCAAGTGTATAATGCTCCAGCCAATTTTGCCAAAGGTGCAGCTGCAGTTAGAAGTGCTGTGCAAGGTGGTGTCATACCTTTGAAAGACAAGCCAAAACCTGATGCATCAGGTCAGGGCCAAACGCCAGCATCAAAAGAATTGCCCAAACCAGGGGATCCAGTGAGAGTGCAATTGAGAGGCTTGGGTGCAGCTCCAACTGGTGTTGCTGGCAGGCTTGAAAATCCAAAAGATTATGATGGTGGCAAGTTGTATGATGTGAAATTGACAGGCAACCCTCAAGTGGATAAACTAAGAATTCTGGACAAACCAGATCCCAAGGGCACCATGATGAGACAGGTATTTTATTTTGATAAAACTGGCATGGAAGTCAATCCTGGCTATCTGAAGCAAAAGAAACTGAACACCTCTGGTTACTTTGGCATGAATCCCAACGTTGACAAATCCAAGATCCCTGGAGGACGGGAATGGATATTTTCAGACAATGAAGTGCCCTTCTTGCCACAAGATCAACAGGCACCGGGCACACCTGGCAAGCCACCGGTCAGATAATAAATATGCATGTGTTTGATGCATTGCAAAAAGGAATCTGATGCGCCCCAAGTTAATCAACGGCAGATACGTCATAACAAAGTGTGGTTTCTACTTGTTGGATACACAGGGCAAAGTTATTTTTAATGAAGAGGGTAATCCTCTGCTTTTCTCTGAGAAGAATGAGGCAGAAAAATATTTAAAAGACAATCAGATTGATGGCACAGTCAAGTGAAACATCTGTACATTCATCAACATCAAGCACTTGGTGATCATGTGATATGCAATGGTCTCTGCAGAGAGATTATAAAGAATAAGAAACAACAAGGATACACCCATTTTGTTTTATGGACATATGATTGGCTCATGCCCACAGTAAGCTTCATGTTTAGAGATCTGGAAAATGTGGAAATAAAAGATAATACCCATGATAGAGAATATTGTGACCGTTTTTATGCACAACAAGGAGTCACCTCAAATGACACTGTTGGTATCAATTTGGGTAATTTTAGTAATTCTGTTAATTGGGACCAAAGATTTTATTTGGGCCAGAACATACCTTTTGAAACCAGATGGTCCTCTTTCTATGCTCAAAGAGATGCAAATAGAGAGAAAGATCTGTACAATCAAATTAACCCTCATGATGAACCTTATGTAGTTGTACACAACAGATTTAATTTGGTAAATTATGCAAAAATAAGATCAGATTTGAAGCGCATTGAAATAAGCCCAGGCATTACTAATAATGCATTTGACTATCTAACCCTCCTGGAGAAAGCCGCAGAAATTCATGTGTGTGATTCATCATTCAAACACATAGTTGAATCTTTTGATATGTTCAAGCAGAATCTATTTTACCATAACAATCCTCCCAGAAATGCCAATCATTATCATACCTCCAGGAAAGAATGGATAATGGCATGACATTCACAGTTGATTTTTTTAATGCAATGCATAAAATATTAAGGATAGTTGATAAAAAATGAAATATAGTAGTGCTAAGATCATTGAGTTGGGTAGTTGCGCATTTAGACAATGGAGGGCTGATAGTCATTGCAGATATATTCATGGATACAGATTGGTGGCTAAATTTTGGTTCAATTGCAATAATTTAGATGCAAACAATTGGGTAGTAGATTTTGGTGGATTGAAAGAGTTGAAAGAAATATTAGAGAAGCAATTTGATCATACATTGTGTGTTGCAAGTGATGACCCTTTGTTAGAAGGCTTGCAATCATTGCATACAGCAGGTGGTTGTGATTTGAGAGTAATGCCAGATGGTGTGGGCATTGAGAAGACTGCAGAATGGTGTTTGAAGGCAGCAGATGCATTCATAAGACAACAGACAGGCAACCGTTGCTGGGTGGAGAAGGTGGAAGTGTGGGAACATGAGAAGAATTCAGCATTGATTACAAATGAAATGGTGCAACCCATTGCTAGTGCTTATTCAATTGCAGAGCAAACTGTGCCCATAAGGCATGTTGAAAATTTCCTGGAAGAAGTGCACAAGGAAACAGGTGTGAACGTTGCAGCTGTTCTGAAGCAAGCACCCATGGGTAGCAAACAACCACAACCTGCTGCTTTGAAGCCAGCAAATGTGGGCAGAAATGTGACCACTGGTTATGGTAATTTGTTTGGTGGCACTTCATGGGGAAATTGATTGGACGCTGAGACAAAACAACAGTTGTATGGTGGTGAGATATCAGATCACCTTTGCAAACCAAAAGAACCAAATGCAAAGAATGACAATAAAAAAATTGAAGACCTGTATTCTAAGATAAAATCAAAATCACTTAAATTTGATGCTCGCGATTACTTTGACAATAAACTTAAGTAATTTGCTTCTGGTGATGTCATCTTCAGTGAAATGAAATGCATGAATGCCGTTTTCATGACTTTGATCTGTATCAAAAGCTTTCATAATGTTTGCAAACCCTGACTTTTGAATGTCAGATTGCAAAGAATCTCCAATAACAAACAATTTACAGTTTTTACCAAATCGTGTGAGAATAGTGACTAATTCACTGTGCTCTAGGTTTTGAGCTTCATCCACTATCACCACATTGTTCATGAACGTGGCACCTCGCAAGAAATTAACTGGTATGCTCTTCAAGTAATCACTTTCAAACAACATCTCGGTTATTTGCTTACCAACAAGTTCGTCACACTTCTCCACAAGAGGAATGCTCCAAGGTTTGAATTTTTCATCCACTTCACCAGGCAAGCTGCCTAGCTTTCTTGTGGCAGATTCTACTATGCTTCTTATGTACACAATTTCATCTATCTTTTTGTCCCTGAGCATGGACAAAGCAACATACACAGCCAGGTATGTTTTTGAGGAACCTGCTGGACCATCACAGAACAGGATCTGCGAGGTGTCTTCCATGGCCTTTTCAACGAAAGATTTGTGATGATCATTTAAATGAAATTTTTGATCAATTCTAAAGTTTAAAAAAATATCATTTCTAATGATACCATTCTCGTCTTTGGCTTGTGATTTGGCAGCTTTTTTAAGCTGTCTGTCTTTTTTTGACATCTGTTATTATTTATTCCGGATGTCATTGTTTTAATTGATAATATATTATATAGCATGCAGTCTGCATAAAAAACAAGTTGAAACAAGCAGAGATTAATATAATATCAATACATTGAGCGATAAGACTATATTTCTAAGTGATGACAAAATATTCTATACTTTAGAAGGTGAAGGTGAGTATGTTGGGTGTCCTTCTGTGTTCATGCGCCTTTCCATGTGCAACTTGACATGCAAAGGGTTTGCATCTGCTGACTCTCCCAACGGTTGTGATAGTTTTATTAGCTGGTCAGTTAAAAACAGAATGACGTTTGATGAAATTTTTGAATACATGTCCAGCAACAGGTACAACTGTTATCTCAAAGATGGTGCCATATGGAAGATCACTGGTGGTGAACCTTTGATTCAACAGAATGCTTTACTTGAGCTTGTTGATCAATATATTTTCAGGTTTGGTTATGTGCCCAAGATTGATTTTGAAACCAACGCGACCATTATGCCAGATCAGCAATGGCTTGATTGGAAGGCAACATTTACAACATCACCAAAATTGAGCAACAATGGTGATCCAGTTGAGAAGAGATACAAGCCGGTGGTGTTAAAATGGCACGCAAAGAATCGATCAGGGTTCAAGTTTGTTGTGAATAGTGAGACGGAAGTGAGAGAAATATTGGAAAAATATGTTTATGAATGTGGGGTACCTATGGATCGTATTTGGCTCATGCCTTGTTGTGGCAGCAGGGATGAACATACCGAAAATTGTCCTATTGTGGCAGAGTTTTGCAAAAAATATAACTTTAAATTTAGTCCAAGATTGCAGCTGGTGATCTGGAACAAAGCCTTGAAGGTTTGAAAAATTACTAGTGTAGATTAAATTATTTTATGAGAATTGCTATTTCAGGCAGCGCGTGTCAGGGTAAATCAACATTGGTAGACGATTTTATTAAAAATTGGCCTGCCTATAAGCGGTCAAATGAGTCATATCGTGCTCTTATCAAAGAACAACACATTAATATTAACAAAAAAGTAGACAAAGACGGGCAGTGGAAAATTTTAAATTGCTTGATAGATGACTTGCAACAAACAAGCAAAAGTGATAATATTATTCTTGACAGGTGTCCGCTAGACAATATTGTGTATTCTCTTTGGGCTGAAGAGAAGCAGACTTCAGATATTGACAGAGATTTTATTAAAAAATGCATTCCCTTGGTGCAGGAAAGCATGAAAGCAGTGGACATAATCTTCTTCCTGCCAATTACAAAAGTTGCACCCATAATAGTGGAAGAAAAGTCCAACAGAGAGATTGATAAGCATTTTATTGAAGAAATTGATCATATTTTTAAAGCCATATCGCATGCTCTTGCAGCAAAAGGTGCATGCCCATTCATGGCTTCTGATGACAGGCCACCTGTCATTGAAGTCTTTGGTTCACCTGAAGAGCGCATTGAAATTATAAAATTGTATCTGGATCAAAATGGTGAATTGATACATGAATCCTCCAGTATACTAGATTCGGAAAACCTTAGCAACATGGAAACCATATTGAGAGCACAGAACAAAGCTTTAAAAGAAGAGAAATACGAGCAGAAAATAAAAAATAAGATAATAACTGGCAATAAATAATTACATATGTCTAAATTCAACAATAAGTTTGAAGAACTCTTGGAAAACTTCAATTGCATTAGAACTGTGAGACGCGAGTTTTACCCTAAAAACTTCAGGTTATCAGAAGATTTTGTTAAATCGTTTAAAAGTGAATACGTGAGACTTGTGAAAGAGGGCAATCATCCTCGCAAAGTGCTTGCAAGAATCAACAAAGCACTCCTGTTTCACGCAAAATAATTAGTAAGTTACTAACAATCTCCAGAAAATAGTGGGAAACCCTTGTATAGGCTGTGTTAGAGGAGTTGTCAAACCAAGATGTATTTCAAAAGACAGATCACTGGTATTCAGAGGTCTGTTTATATTGAAAACATATGGCACAACAGCAGCAGATTGATTTAGCATCAATGTAACATTGTAAGGCTTGATGTTGCCTATGACCAGAGGATATGCATTGAAAAATTGTGAGATGGTTATTGTTGCGAATTCTGTGCTGGCACCAAATGTTACACTGCCTGTTTGATCAGCTATTCTCTTGTATATTGTATTTTGATAGGCAGATAAAGCAGGTAGCTTATTGAGTACTATGTCGCTGTAATCTGGAGATGTACCTGACAGATATGAGGCATTAGTTACTAAGCCATTGTCCACAGTAAAATAATTGCAATACTGTGGACCCACACTATCCCCTGCAGCTCTGTTAGTTCTAAATGCATCTGCTACAATTTGCACACCAGAAATGGAATTAAAATTGCAAGTATTACCAGACAGTGTGCCAGGCAATATGGCATCACCATTTGCCTCTGTCTTTAACACATTAAAATTTTGAAAGGTGATTGTTTGTGTGCCGCTATCTGTTTGCAATATGAGCAGATCTGTATCCAATGCTTCTTGAGATTGAGGTAATCCATTTATATTAACGAAATTACTGTTTGAATTATTGATAGCCATTGTTAATATTTATATTATAATACAAATAATATATGGATAAAATTGGTGTAGGCATAATTACGTGCAATCGTCTAAACTTTCTGGAAAGCTGCATCAACTCATTGCCTGATGCAGTAGGCAATGATATCCCGCTAGTTATTGTAAATGATGGAGATATCGATGTTCCGAAAAAAATAATCTCTAAAAAAAATGTGCATATCATCAAGCACAGTAAAAATAGCGGTGTGGGTGTATCTAAAAATGATGCTTTAAAACAACTTATGCAACTACATGTAGACCATCTCTTCTTGCTTGAAGATGATATTATTATACTAGATAAGGACATCTTTAACAAGTATGTTGATGCATCAAAACGAACAGGCATTATGCACTTTAATTATGGCCCAGGCAGCCCCTTCAATCGCAAGCAAGATAATGATGAAACATTTGATCTACATAACAGACATCTGGCCAAGCAAAATACTGAACCTCATCCTCGCATAATTGTTGATTACGGCAATGACCTAAAGATTGCTTTGTACATGCACACTGTTGCCATGTTCAGTTACTTTAATAGAAGAGCCATCGATATGGCAGGGTACATTGATGAAGAGTTTTTTAATGCCTGGGAGCATGTGGATCATACCTACAGAATCATAAAAGCAGGCATGCACCCACCTTTCTGGTGGTTTGCTGATCTTGAGAATAGTCATCATCTTCTCACTGAAGCTCCTGGTGCCATAGACAACAGTTCCATTGCTAATAAAACTGATCAATGGCAGAAAAACGTCATGACAGGCAGAGAGATTTATTACCGCAAGCATGGCCATTATCCAAATCAACCACCTTATTATGGTGAAGCAGACGCCATACAAGCATTAAAAGAAATACACAAAAAATATGTTAAATAGTTTTTTTGATTGTGTGTATGTGATTAATCTCAAGAGACGGCTTGATCGACTGGACCACATAACCAATGAATTTAAAAAAATTTATACTACGTTTAAGCTTGTTGAAGCTGTTGATGGTAATAATGTAGAATGCAATTTAAAAGTGGGCAATGGATGGAATTACAAGGGTGTAACAGGTTGTGCCTATAGTCATAGAAAAGTCTACACTGACGCTCTGGCTAATAATTACAAACAAATCTTAGTAGTAGAAGATGATAATATTTTTGCAGATAATTTTAATGCATTGTTTGAGTCTTTCATCAAGCAGGTGCCTGATAATTGGGACATGCTCTACTTTGGTGGTAACCATCAAGCAAAAACAAAAGCTGTTAATATAAACGTAGAAAGATTAATGCACACGTACACCACAAATTGCTATGCCATTCGCTGCAACATAATACCAGATCTGTTGAACCATCTACCAGAAGATACCCAAAAACTTGCAACACCAATAGATGTGTTACTAACCACCATTCAAAAGAAAGGCGCCTGTTATTCACATAAACCTCACATATGCTGGCAGCTAGGAGACTTTTCAGATATAGAAAATAAGCAGCAGGAAATTTCTTATTTAAAATCACATTCGATCAAGGCATCTTTAATTATCTCTTCTTTTAATCAAGCCAAGAGACTAAAGTTTAGCTTGCAGAGTGCCATCTTACAGACATATGAAAATTATGAAGTTATTTTAGCGGATGATAATTCAACAGATAGTTCTGTTAATATGGTAAAAGAGCTGTTTCCAGGTGTAAGAATATCTTTAAATACCAAATCAAAATCTAACAAATACACATTAGCGGATAACTGGAACACTGCCGCACAGCTTGCTTGTGGTGAGCGCTTAATATTCACCAATGGTGATAATTTATTTTGCTCTGGCTTTGTTGCTGCTCATATGGATGTGCATATGCAGAATGATATTATATTTGGTCCAAACGAACGCTCCACGGATGAAATTGAACCTCTGCTGGACTCATGCGCCAATCATCATGAAATATTACGATCCATAAAAACTATCGAGAGAGACTTGAGACATGATGATAGTGCTTATACATACAATCAGATCTACAACACCTGGTATCCTTGGGGCAACAATTTCTCTATTCCTACAAAAATCTTTAAAGATGTGGGTGGTTTTCCGCCTAGAGATTATTATGGTGGCGAGGAAAAAGAGCTGTTAGATAACGTAATAACTAAATTTAATACACCCATAAAATCAAACAAACACACCTACACACTGCATCTGTGGCATCCACAATTTAATAACGCAAAAAGTAAAGAGAGAGCAGGGTATAAATTATGATTTGTTATCCATTATTGGGTAAAAATGGGGAGTTTGGCAACCAGCTTTTTCAAATTGCTGCTACTGTGTCACATGCCATAGATTGTAATGATGAAGCCATTTTTCCGCAATATAATTACAATTATTTGTTTAAAAATAAAATCCATACAACTGCTAACGAGCCAATTATTGAAAATAATTATACAGAAGAACATTTTTACTACAGCCCTATTCCTAAGCTACCCAATTTATCGATTAACGGATATTTTCAAACAGAAAAATATTTTATTAATAACAAAAAGCAAATTTTAGATTTATTCGAATTTGCAGATAGTTTCACAGAAACAGTAATCAATAAATATTCTAATTACCTTAAAAATAACCCTGTGGGCGTCCAATTAAGAACATACTCTCGTGGCTCTATAGATCCAAGAAATATACATTCTGATGTGTTTGAAAATGAAGGTTATCTGCAAAAAGCGTTCAATTACTTTGGAAAGGATAGGCTCTACGTTCTAGTAACAGATAACTTTGCATATGCACAGGCCAGACTACCCAAACGAGACAATATTATCCTATTGAACACATCAGATCTTTGTGAAGATTTTTGCCTGCTAACACTGTGCACAGATTTAATATGCTCGGCTTCATCATTTGGCTGGTGGGCGTCATATTTAAACAAAAATAACAACAAGAAAATCATTATGCCTAAACGCTGGTTTAACGTTGCTGATGATTGGTATGATATAAGAGACATTTATCCTGCAGGAGTTATTAAATTTTGAATATTCTTTTTAATATAATTGCTACTGGTGAATACTACGACATGTATGCTACACCTCTGATACAAACATTAAAAGATAAGACATTTCTGTCTTCAAAAAAAGACTTTCTAGTATTTTCTGATAACAAGAAGCTTCACGGTGCAGACAACTACATAGCGCATTTTCCATGGCCTATCAATACATTAATGAGGTTTTATTACATGTGCAGGTTTGTTGAGTTTTATAAAAAATATGATTATATATATTATATAGATAGTGACATGCTGGTAAACAACATCATTAATGATGATCTATTACCAGATGATTCCGGCTTAGTGGGTGTGGAGCATCCATTGCAAAAAAGAAAAATCTTAGGAGAAAGACCTTCATTTGAAACAAATAAGCACAGTTTAGCATATTTTGAAGAACAAAAAAATGAAGTTTATTTTCAAGGTTGTTTGTTTGGTGGGGTCGCAGTGGAGTTTGTCCACTTAATAAACACATTAAATGAAAGAACAAACAAGGATATTGGTAACAACATTATAGCTCGGTGGCATGATGAGTCATACCTGAACTGGTATTTTAATACTGTTAGGCAGCCCAAAGCATTAACGTCTGACTATTGCTACCCAGAAGCGTTTCCTAATCTGGGCTTGATCCCCAAAATTGTACATATACATAAAAAATAATGAATAATAATTTAGGAGCTTTTTACCAGTTGTTTGATAAGATTAATGCTGCAGATTTCGTATTAACTAATTTCAAAAGATTTGCAGGTGGGCCTATAACAATTGTTTCAGATGGTGGTAAGGACTCAATTAACCCACAATTTACAGAGGTTAATAGAAACCCGGATTGGAATAATAAAAGATATTCAATAGTCCACAATTATAAGGAGCTTTATAAATGAAAATAGCAATAGTTGGTCCAGGTATACTTGAAATACCTCCAAAAGGATGGGGTGCAGTAGAGATTCTCATTTGGGATTATAAGCAATCTTTAGAAAAAAAAGGACACAATGTCCTAATAGTTAATACACAAACAAAACAGGATATTATTAATCAGGTGGATCAATTTGAGCCCGATTTTATACACATTCAATATGACGATTATTGGGAGCTCGAAAATTCATTTAAGTGCAAAAATATTGCCATTACATCGCATTTTGGCTATCTGGAGCAAGAGGAAAAGCATAGTGACTACAGTAAAATATTTAATGGGTTCTTGCGTCTTAAGATTGCAAAGATCTTCTGCCTGTCTCCTGGCATTGCCAATGTATATAGAAAATGTGGGGTACCTGAGAGTAGAATATACATTACACCCAACGGCGTAAGGGATGACCTTTTTTCGTTTGAAGAATATCCCGAAAAACCTTATCTCTCGGTGTATCTTGCAAAAATTGACTATAGAAAGAGACAACATTTATTCCATAATATTCCAAATTTATATTTTGCTGGACAGATTGCAGATTCAAGATTTAAGAACAATGACAACTATTTAGGTGAAGTTAGCAAGCAATTTATATATAAAAATTTGACTAAGTTTGGTAATCTGGTTCTACTCAGTGATGGTGAAGCACATCCGCTGGTGTGCCTTGAAGCTCTAGTCACCGGATTAGGGGTAGTAATATCAGAATATGCTCATGCTAATCTTGACGCTACAAAACCTTACATAACAGTTATTCCTGAAGCTAAGATTGGCGATACAAACTATGTGCATCAAAAAATTGAAGAAAACAGACTAGCTGCTGTTTCCATGAGAAAAGAAATACGTCAATATGCTATTGATAACTTTTCCTATCTGAACAGCAATTTAATTAATAATTATTTAAAATTTGCAAATGACAAATGATGGAAATACGTGGCAGTTCTGGTTGTAAGTTACACATAGAAGATAATACTATTTTAAAATATACAGAATGCAAAGACTATAGATCAAGACTATCAAAACAAAAAGATAAACAACTTTTTTTTAATAATAATATCACGTGTAAGAACATTGTTGCACCGAAAATCCTAGCAAGCAACAATTATTCCTTCACAATGGAGTATTTTAATTATTATAAAAACTTTATAGACTTTTTAAGCACATGTTCGAAGCTTGATATTCATAATCTTATTGCTAATATTCAGAATTTTATTAATATTCTCTTACAAGATTCAAAGACAATACACATTGATTATGATGTTTTAACTAACAAATTTAATTCAATTGACAAAAAACAATATAGTAATCTTATTAATGCTCATTACAAGAAGTTTGATAAATGTGACTTAGTACTGCCTGTGGGCTTTTGTCATGGTGACCTCACCTTTTCCAACATGCTTTTTTATAATGAAAAGATAGTTATTTTTGATTTTTTAGATTCTTTTATTGAAACTCCACTACAAGATATGGTAAAGCTAAGACAAGATACAAAATACTTTTGGTCACTACTAAAGTGCAACAAAATTTATGATAGAGTAAGAATTGAAATAATTTTGAATAATATTGACGAGCAACTAGACATGCATTTCATGAAATTTGATTTCTATAAAAAATATTATAAAATATTTCAGTTCATCAATCTAGTTCGAATTATACCTTATGCAAAATCCCTTAATGAAGAACAGCTACTAATAGACTCAATAAAGACCTTAGTTAATGAATAGTAATTTAATTCTGCCTGTTGCCGGCAAGTCATCCCGATTTCCAAACATGAGGCCAAAGTGGATGCTCACACATCCCAATGGCAATTTTATGCTCATAGAAGCTCTCAAGGGGTTAAATCTTAAGAAATTTAATAAAATTTATGTTATTATTCTTAAGAAGCATTTAGATGAATATAACTTTGAAAGTGGCTTGCGGCAGCAATTCAAAGGCATTGGCATTAGCAATATTAACCTTGTGGCTCTTGCAAATGAAACAGAATCACAAGCTCAAACAGTGTATGAGGGAATTTTAAAAGGTAAGATATCTGGCAGCATATGCATCAAGGATTGTGATAATTATTTTTCTTTTGACCATAATTTAGAGAATTTTATATCTGTGGAGCATCTCTCAAGTTTTAATGAAATTAACCCATCCAATAAAAGCTATGTGCAGACAAATGAGCTGGGACATGTTGTGAATATTGCTGAAAAACAAATAATAAGCAATATATTTTGCACCGGTTGTTATGGGTTTAGTTCATCTGAAGATTTTAAAAAATACTTCTTACTTTTAAAAGATAAAAAAGATTTGTACATATCTCACATTGTTTACAAAATGATTCTTGATGGTATTATTTTCAGGGCGTTCAAGTGCAGTAATTATTTGGACTGGGGTACCAAGACAGAATGGGACAAATACAGATCACAATATAAAACATTTTTTATAGATTTAGATGGAGTTTTGGTTGAAAATGGATCGGAGCATTTTGATCCTAAATGGGGCCAAACCAATGTCATTAAAAATAATGCAGAGCTTATTCGCAATCTCTATTCGTCTGGTAAAGTGCAGATTATTATAACCACTTCCAGAAAATCATATTTTAAGAAGCAAATTATTAAAGAATTAAAACAAAAAAATATTCCCTACCATCAACTTGTATTAGATCTATTACATGCTAAACGTATCCTAATCAACGACTTTTCTTGTACAAATAAGTATCCAACTAGCATTTCAATTAATATTCCTAGAAATAGTGATACATTAGATAACTTTATAACCTCATGAAAATATTATTCTCTCTCACGGTGCACGATTTTTTTCCGTTCTTAAAAGAACAAATAGACAACATTTTAAAATTTAATAATGACTGCATAGTTTTAATACATGTAAATAAAGAAAGAGAAATTACTAGTGAAGAGCAGTGCATATTTGACGAAATACTTAAAGATGAAAGAATCATTTTTAACATTAACAGAGTTGTCTCTTATAATTACAAGGTACATCTCCCTCAAATAGCAAACGTATTATTTGCAAAGGCAATACAGTATGACTATTTAGTTATGCTGGCATCTAATGAAATGTTTTTTAGAAGAGGATGTGTAGATTATATAAAAAAATATGATGCAGGTTGTGGTATTAATATTGCAACCGAAATGCATGATGGCATGGATTGTGCGATTGCACTAAAACAATTTTTAAATGGTCATAATGTCTACAACGGGCAACATGAAGGTACTTTCTATAAAAAGCATATAATAGAGCAAGTAGTAGATAGAATATTAGCATTTAAAGCTAAGGAAGAATTACATTCATTAAAGGGTACAGTCGAGGAATGGGTATTTCAAACTGCTTTACACAATTTATTTAAAGATATTAAGATAGGATATCCTATCACTATTCTTAGAGATAGGGCTCCAGGCTTACTAGAAGCAGATGTTGAAAGAGGAATAAGCAAGGTAGAGCAGTTTATAGCAGAATTAAGATCTAATGGAGAAGTGAATAGTACTTATGTACTACAAACTCCTATTAAGAGTATATTCTCCATAAAACGAGTTTCTAGAAATTACGGAAAAGATTATCATGATGCTATTAATAAGTTCTTGAAAAATTTAAATCCTAATATATAATCAATTTATGATTATTTCTGACATTAAAACATACGACGGGACATTATTACACTCTAGATTTGCATATAAATTTTTTAGAGAAAAGACATTGCCCATTGGCAACATCATTGCTTTTAGAGCTCCAATGAAAGTGGAGGTGGAGGGAATGATAGACCGTGAAGATGTTTTAAACAACGACTACATATACAGTGATGATGCAATTAATTTTCTCTGGGAGATACCTTATCTGGATGCATTTGGTGCAGTAGCTTACCAGCGTCTCCTCAATACGCAAATTGCAAATATTTTAAGTGTAAAATATCTGAACGCACCCATTGAAGTAAATGGTGATGACCTCATTGTGCACAAGGAACATATGCAAGGTGGTGTGACACAGGCCAAAGGCAAATGCAGTGTCAGTATCACATACACCAAGAATGGTGTTGCTTTGGGTCATACCGGAATCAATATCAATGCAGGAAAGAAAGCTCCAGCATTTGCCTTCTCAACTAATCTAACTGATGACCAAGCAAAAATGTTTATGCAAGAGGTAATCAATTTGTTCTATGCAATGAATGATGATATCTTTATTGCCACCTCTAAAGTTATCAGTTAATGACAATATTTGATTTTATCTCAAACATACTCTTTACCAAGAAACATAATAATATTGATTTGGATGATGAGACAGAGTTTACTCCATTCATTGTCAACAGATGGTTGAGCATGTATTCACCACAAGTAGCAAGTGTCTGCAATGATATAAACAAATATTATAGCATTTTTGACAACAAGCAGGATTTGTATAAGCTTTTTTTTGGCATAGTTCCAAAGGTGCCTTCCAAGAAAATAACTTATTTCAAGAGAATAAAAGAAACAAAGGATCAATCCAATACTGATACCTTGAAGCTCATGGCAAAAACACGCGAACTTTCGTTAAGAGAGATCAAAGAGTACGTTGAATTATGCAATGATGTAACTAAATCATAATATGCCTGCAGACATTGAATCATTGCCTGTACAGAAAAGTGTCATTGACTTTTCAGAACTACCCAAAAATTCATTTAATTCAGTATTCTATGGTTATAACCTCAAAGCTGTTCTTGATGATGTTTTGCTAGTAAAACATGTCGATGAGACTGAAGATGGTACATCTATCATGAGAAACGGTATTGTTGTTCCAGTTAATGCTGATACCAAGGCTTGGCGCATTGGTGAAGTGATACTTGTGGGTCCCAACGCTAAATATGTAAAACTGGGTGATCATGTCTGTTTTCCAAACAACCTAGGTGTGCCTGTAGCCAATCTTGACATTGATGGCTATGGAACACTCAAGAAAGGTCTATTCTTAAATGAGCAACGTATTTTCGGCATCTGTTCAATAAGAAATGATAATGAAAGTGTCGCTTCCCACATTAAAAAATCTTCTGTTAAGCAACGTAGCAGAGATTAAATTTCTCCGCCGCCGCCCCAAGCCTGGGTTTCCACAGAGCAGGCGAATGTTGTGTACCAACTCCCTGTCGTTGCTCAGCAGTCCCGAAGGACGCATTGCTTTGAATTACCGTCGTGCGATTAATTACCCAAAATATAACCCAGAGACCAAGACGCTGTTAATTACTTGGGATATTTTTATGCAAGATTACAGGTGTGTCAACATGTCAGCTTGCGATTTAATAAATGTGATCCCGGCAAATAAAAGCTTTTGGCAATATTTTAATGAGCAACTTGGAGTGATGTCCACAGATCAAAAAGTAAGGTTCATGAACACATGACATCAATAGAAGAGATAGAGAGGAATATTTCTAAATTTTTGCAAAAAAATATAGTGTTTACTATTGAGCATAAGACTCTCAAGAAAGGCAGATTGCTTTTGTTTTGTGTTAAGGATTTCTTTTGCGCATTCACATTGTTGTGCGAAGAAAAAAATAATAAAAAGATTGTGTATGAAATACCCTACCCCTTTGATGTTGCGGTAATGCCAAATAAATTAATCTTTGACTACACCTTAAAGCGGTTCTGCAAGAATAATACAGAACTGGAAGAGGCAGTTAAGTTGATATTGCCAGAAAAGCCATCCAAAATTTTCAATAAAAAGATTACCATAACATCGCTTTAATACTGGAGAGGTTAGTATATAATGAGTTGTGTTCAGTAGATACGTTCAGCACTTTCCTAAAGAATATAATCCCAGTGATCACCAAGTAAAACTCATCAAAGGGGTGGAGAAGGCGTTCAATAGTGGCAAGAAGTTCGTTATATGTTGTGCGCCAACAGGCACAGGAAAGAGTTTCTTGGCCAAAACGCTTTCAGGGCTAAGCTCCAATCCAACTGAAAAGTTTGTCAATTTTGTAAAAAGCTATGCAGCCTACAGGCAGGATTTCACTGGCAACTATATCAATGAAGTTGACTGTATCTCTCAGCCACCGTTTGGTACTTTTGCTCTCACAATAACCAAATCTTTGCAAGATCAATATTTGAAACTGTTTCCAGATACTGATGTCCTCAAAGGTAAAACCAATTATCTTTGTGATATAGACAATAATTATGATGTTGAAACAGCTCCTTGTGTGCTGGTTCCAAAGATCAAAGAAGATTGTTGGGAACAAAATCGTTGCCCCTATTATAACAAACGCAATGATGCAGTTTTATCTAAGTTTGCTGTTTTAAACTACAAGATGTTTCTCTCGCTACCAAATCATATCAAAAGAAAAAATTTTATTATTTGTGATGAAGCCTCAGAGCTTGAAGATGAGCTTGTAAAACAATTTTCTGCAGAAATAAACTATGATAGACTTCGTGCATATGGTCTTGAGGTGCCAACTCTTTTAACTGAGAATCGTGAAAAAACGCGCTCATGGCTTTGTGATCTTGTATTTTCAATAAGCGAGCAGATCAATCAACTTATCAACAAGGCAAATAAAAAGCAGAGAACATTTTCCCAGCCAGAAAAGATAAGAGTGCAATATCTTAAGAATATTCACAGTGCTCTTACAACTGTTGATACATTGTGGTGTGAGTGTGAATATGTCATTGATCGAGATTCTAAGAAAGTATTATTCACCCCACTCAAAGTCTGCAAGCTTACCAAATATATTTTCGATTGTGCAGATAATGTCTTATTAATGTCGGCAACCATCATTGATCATAAAAACTTTGCAAAAACATTAGGCATTACAGATTATGAGTATGTGGAAGTGGAGAGCGGATTTGATCCACAAAAATCACCAATTTATGTGTCATCACAAAACAAGTTAAATTATAAAAACTTACATCACATGCTTCCTGGCATATGTGATCAAATCAGTGCCATTGTTGAACATCATAAAACTGAAAAGGGTATCATCCATACCCATTCCATGGAAATAACCAAAATGATCAATCAAAGATTGTCTGCAAATAAGCGGTTTTTATTCAGAGATGAATTGGCTAATAATGGGAGCATTTTAAAAGAGCATTATGAGACAGATTTACCTACTGTACTTGTGTCGCCATCACTGGCTTTTGGTGTGGATCTGAAAGATCATCTGGCGCGCTTTCAAATCATAGTGAAGCTGCCTTTTCCACCACTATCATCAAAATATGTTAAACAATTGTTTGATGTAGATAAGAATTGGTATGAAAACAAGATGTTAAATGCTTTGGTACAGGCATGCGGCAGAGCCACTAGAAGCAAGGATGATTTTTCCACAACCTACATATTGGATGGAAATGCTGTTAATGTGTTGAAGCGAGCAAAAACAAAGCTACCTAAGTCCTTTATTGATCGTATTAATTAATAAATAATATCGTGAAGAACGAAACGTTTCATTTTGAAATCAAAGATCTACTGACTCAGTTTGTAGCTGCTTTTGATGACATCATCATCAAGCGCTTTGATAGAAACAGAACACCTCAACAAAGAGTGCAAGTCAGATATGTATATGCACCCAAAGAGCGTGTAATATATGATTTAGTAAACAAGGCTCAAAATCTAACTGTGCCAGTCATATCCATCAACATCAACAGTATCAGCAGAGATGAAGCACGAGTGTTCAACAAGCTGGCCGGGTTTTACACATCTCGTGGGGTCAGTGAAACAGATACCAGACTAATATCTCAATTTTATCGAACACCTGTGCCAGTGAACATACAGATCAACATGTCCATTTTAACAAAATTTCAATCTGATTTGGACCAGATCATATCCAATTTCATACCTTACAGCAACCCCTACATTATTCTGTCATGGAAAGTGCCAACAGATTTAATAGGTGGCACTGTGCCTCAAGAGATACGAAGTGAAGTGTTGTGGGATGGAGGGCTTACATTAAACTACCCAACAGATTTAGCAGCAAATGAAAAATATAAGATTTCAGGTGATACAGCGTTTACCATCAAAGGATGGCTATTTCCATATGCATCCAATCCATCCTCCAACATTTACAACATCAACACGAATTTCTATGTATCCAGAATCATCACTGATTTTGAGGCACTATCGAGCAATAGCTACACATACCCATTGAGCTCCAATCTAGTTAATGAAAGAGAGAGTTTCACTGTGATGAGCGCACCGGACTTGACAAATGTGGAATACGTTAACATAGAATACTTGTAAATAATAGTTTAAGTCTTATTCTTTAATAATAAATAATATATTATATGGCAGATTCAAATAGGGAGAGTACTTTCGGCAGAGACATAATGAAGTTTATTTCATCCAAGCTTCCCTATCAATCTGTAAGTGTGCATGATAAAATCAAAGCTCTTAATCCAAAGTATGATGAATTCTATGACAAGGGCACAAAGCGAGAAGAAGCATTATCAAGACAATCAGTTTCCTCATCAATAACTTTCACAGATGATCTTTATGCAAATGTAGTTCAGAATAAAGATTATCATAATTTCATGTATGCCAACCTGCAACCTGACAAAGGTCGCAGATTAGTAGATTACAGAGTGATGGCTGCATTCTCTGAGGTAGCTGACGCATTAGATGAAATATGTGATGAGTTCATCAATGTTGATGACAATGGTGACATTGTCAAATTAACATATAAAACAACCAAATTATCAGATGAACAAAAAGAAAAAATAAGAGTCGAATTTCAAAAATACATAGGGTTTTTTGATTTGGAAAATAAAGGGTGGGAATATCTCAGACAATTGCTGGTTGATGCTGAAGTTTATTTTGAGCACATAGTTCATAAGAAATTTCCACAAGAAGGCATCTTGGGTGTAATTACTGTGCCATCAGATCTAATAGATCCCATTTTTGAAAATGTACAGAATCAAATAGTGCGCGGCTTTTTGCTTAGAAAAAATATCTACGACACCAAGAATCCAGGCAAAGTGGCCAAGGTTGAACTGGTGCCCATGGACATCAATCAAGTGAGCTATATCAATTCAGGAATTTGGAATGAAACAAAAACAGTGCGTCTACCTTTCATTGAGAATTCACGTCGTGCTTACAGACAACTTTCTCTTATTGAGGATTCCATAGTAATTTATCGCCTGGTCCGAGCACCAGAGCGCCTAGTCTTCAATGTGGATGTGGGTAATATGCCTCCACCCAAAGCAGAAGCTTACTTGCGCAAATTAATGCAGAACTATTGGTCTCGCAGAACATATGATGCAGATCAGGGTGCTTCTGTGCAAAAATTCAACCCCCAATCCATGCTTGACAGCTTCTGGTTTGCCAAGAGAGCAGGCAGCACAGGCACTGAAGTGCAGCAATTGCCTGGTGGTGCCAACCTGGGTGAATTGACCGATTTAATGTATTTTGTGCAAAAGCTTTACAAGTCTCTCAAAGTGCCAGTCACAAGAATAAATGTTGAGGATGTGTTCAAGGATGGCACAGATATTCTTCGTGAAGAGTTAAAATTTGCCAGATTCATCATAAGACTGCAGCAAAGATTTGCTGCTGGATTGAAACCAGGTTTCATAACACATCTGAAGTTAAAAAATATCTGGGATGAACTCAAGCTTAAAGAAGCAGACTTTGAGCTTGTGTTCAATGTGCCAACCAATTTCTATGAGCTCCGTGAAAATCAAAAATTCCAACTCAAAGCGGAGAATTTCAACAGCATCACACAAGGTGATCTGGTGTCCAAGACATTTGCTCAAAAGAAATATTTGGGTTGGTCAGATTCAGACATGATGGCCAATAGAGAGTTTCTTAGAAAAGATAGAGAGATGCTTTGGGAGCTGGATCAAATTACCAACGGTGGACCCAATTGGAAAGATCTGGGTGCTGTGCAACCTGGTCAAGGTGGCGGTGCTGGTGAGGCTCCTGGTGGTGGAGGCGGTGGTGCTGGCTCAGCTCTGCCACCGCAATTTGGACCAGCACCTGCTGCAGCAGGTGCACCTGGCGCTGAAGGTGGTGCAGCTACTGTTGCTGATGGAGGCGCAGCTGCAGCAGGTACAGCAACTCCTGGTGCACCGACAGCTTAAATTTAAGCTACTTACCCATAAATAATACATATGGAATGTACAGAGATAACACCGATCACGGCTTTTCAAAGTACCAATCTATCAAGCAGAATAGACACCTTCACTAGATTGGGCGATAGAATAGTGAGATCCATGGGTGCGCCTCTCATAAATCTCGAAATACATCATGATCAACTGTTTGAAAACATCTCCATTGCTTGTGAGATGTTCACTAAATTTGCTGGATACACAGAAGAAATATTAATATTTGATTCCAATTTGTACATAGATAATGTAGGCATTAGATTGGATGAGCTTTTCACCATCACACCGTATTTTAATAAATTAGTTAAACCACCTTCTGTAGCTTATGTGGCCAACACGACTATGCCTGCCAGTACATTTTCAATTTCCAATACACTTTCTGCTGAATACAAGGATGGTATTTTTCAGAATCAAATTTTAACACAAACAAAATATCTGAGTGTAATTAATTTTGAAGGCACTCTGGCACAAAACTTCACTCCCACCGGTGCCGGTGAACAAAAGTATGTCAATAGTTTTGACTATGATATCATGGAATACAGAAAAGTCATGGACATAATAGATTTTGAAGAAGGTAGCAGCACTGGTGTCAACACACTCTTCACAATTGAACAAACCCTTGCACAACAAACATATTTTAGCTATGCAATGGGTAATTATGGGTTTGATTTAATCAGTTGGTATGTGCTTAAGAATTGGCTTAAAGACAGAGAAAAGCTTCTGGCGACCAGAAGATATCTTCAATTCGATGAGCGTACACAATACCTCACAATGTTCCCGCCTCCGCGCACCCCGGGTTCAGGCTCCAGATTTTTTGGTGTGGTGAATTGTTATGTGGAACGCAGACTCAAGGATATCATCAAAGAGCCTTGGGTTTATCAATATGCATTGGCTTTGTCCAAGATCTCTGTTGGCAATGTGAGAGGAAAATACACTGGCACCACCATGTTTGGTGGCGGTCAAATTAATTACAATGATTTGCTAAGCCAAGGTTTGCGAGAAAAGGAAGAATTAGAAAAGAGGCTTTATGAAGGAACCCCTGGGTTTGGTGATGCAGCACCACCCTCCTTCTTTGTTGGCTAATGATACCTCTTAACAACACAAACAAATACAGACAAGGTATTTTTAGGCCTAAGCATCTTAAAAAATACATTGGCAGGTCTCACCCCATATATCGCTCCGGGTGGGAGCTTAAATTCTTCAGATGGTGTGATGAGAATACCAACATCTTGGAATGGGCTTCTGAAGCAATAATCATTCCATACATTAACCCTGTGGATGGCAAGGCTCATAGATATTATACAGATGGTGTAATAGTCATCAAGGAAGGTGATACAATTAAGAAATACATAATAGAGATCAAGCCCAGCTCGCAATTGGTGGCGCCGGCACGGGGAAAGAAGCGGCAATCCACGTTATTATATGAAAGCGCCAGATACATCCAGAACCAAGCCAAGTGGAAAGCCGCACGCAAATGGTGTGAAGCAAGAAACTATTCATTCCTCATATTGACAGAGAAAGAGTTAGGATTAAGTAGATAATAAAATTATATGCTTAAATTAGATAAATAATTGTATGTCCCTACGCCTATTAGTAGAAGCACCTGCTCCTGATGAGCAATTTGAATACATTCTAGAGGAAAAGAATCCTAAAGAACCGGCACGCTTGCACATTCAGGGACCTTACATGATATGCAATGAGGTGAATCGCAATCAAAGAATTTATGAAAAATCCGACATGGAGAGAGAAGTTAACAGATACATCAAGGAGATGGTCAATACAAATCGCGCCATGGGTGAACTTAACCATCCTGCTTCTGCAGAAGTGAATCTGGAGAGAGCTTGTCACGTGGTGACAAACCTCCGGTTGGAAGGCAATGTTGTCATAGGCAAATCACAAGTGCTTAGCACACCCATGGGTCAGATTGTGCGCTCTCTAATCAATGATGGTGTAAAAGTTGGCATGTCAAGCCGCGCTCTGGGCAAGCTCAATGAAGAATCAGGTGGCGTGAATCGTGTCACTGACATGCGCTTGGTGGCTGTTGACTGTGTTGCAGATCCCTCGTGCCCCAAAGCATTTGTGAATGGAATCCTGGAAAGCAAACAATTTGTTGTGGCTGCAAATGGTGAACTGGAAGAAATATATAATAAATTTGAAAACAGTTTGCGGAATTTGCCAAGAAAAGACATGCAGGTGTATCTGAAGGAACAGCTGATCACCTTCTTTAAATTCCTAAAGACTGCATAAAATAATGGAAAATTCCATTGTTTAACAATAAATAATAATATGGCTAAAAAGAATATGAAGAGCAAAAAGAAGGTTGCCTATAAGAAGGTGGATGAGAGTGCGGAAATAATTAACTTTCTTAAGTCTATTTCTCAAAAAAATTATTCTGAGGCTAATAAATATTTACAGAACGTCATTGACTCCAAGATCAAATCTAAGATCGGTGTCGCTCTAAAAGAAAAACTTTTTTAATTTATGGAAAACAACATCACAAAAGTATTGAGAGAAGCCACTAAGGATATCCTCACAGAGGATGTGCTCAAGGAAATAGAAGCAGCTTTTGATAGCACTGTCAATGAAAGAGTGCAGATTCATGTTGAAAAGGCTCTGTCTGAACAAGATGCTGATTATTCTAAAAAGCTAGAGACATTAGTGGAAGCCATTGACACTGACCATACTAACAAATTAAAGAAAGTTGTTGAAGCTGTTGATTCTGATCGTGCCAACAAACTCAAGGCAGTGATTAAGAAGTATGAAACAGCTCTTAACAAAGAAGCAGTAAATTTCAAAGAAACCATTGTGGAGCAAGTTAGCAAATATCTAGACATCTACCTTGAAGAAAAACTTCCTTTAACTGATGTTAAAGAAGCTGTGAAGAACAAGAAGGCCTTGGCTGTTCTTGAAAGTCTTCGCTCAACACTTTCCGTGGATATGGCATTGTCGAAAGATACTATTCGTGATGCCATAGTAGATGGAAAGAAAAGAATAGATGAAGCTGCTGGCCAGCTTGAAGCTGCGAACAAATCTGTCGCAAAATTATCTGAGGAAAATAAAAAAATGTCTGCCTCTTTGTTATTAGAGACTAAGATCAGAAGTCTTAGCGATGATAAAAAGGTGTACATGAAGAAATTACTTGGATCTAAATCTGCAGAGTTTATCAAAGAAAATTTTGATTACACTCTGAAGTTGTTTGAAAAGACAGAAGATGAGCGGCTGACAAATCTAAAGAATGAAGCTACCGCTGAGACCATGGCCACCACAGTGGATCGTCCAGTTATTGAAGAGAGCTTGAATTCTGTTGAGCAAACTGAGAATGAGCCTTCATTTGGCTTGTATCTCAATGAACTCAAAAAGTACTAATTTCGTAAGATTTGTTAAGAGTACATATACTCTGAACAGTAGAAAACGGTCGACATATAAAATTGTTAAGGATTTATAAATAAATGGCTAAACAAATTCGTCCTACACAGGCTTACATTGATGAGTCTCGCGCTAAGGTGCTTCTCGAGAAGTGGGGTCCAGTATTGGATTACACCTCCGATAACGTCCGCGCAATTGAAGACGATCATACCCGGTTAAATACCGCCATTCTTTTGGAAAACCAAGAGAAATGGTGCTTTGAAGCCCACGGCAACAACAGTGCTGGTGGTTCAGGGTCTGTATTTAATCAAGCTGGAGCTGGTGCACCTAATGTAGGTGGCACTGGTGGTAACTTCGGTAATACCGATAGTTATGCAGCAAATGATACACGTCTCCCTAAGATACTCATTCCAATGATCCGCCGTACGTTCCCTGAGTTGATCACCAACGAAATCGTTGGCGTTCAGCCCATGAGCGGTCCAGTAGGTCTCGCTTTTGCCCTCCGTTATAAGTACGAAGCTGATGCTCTAGGTTCCCAGATTAATTCTGGGGATGGCGCACCAGGAGTAAGTGGCCCAACCCAAGGTTGGACCAACGCTTCTGATGGTGCTGAACTAGGCTATCAATACCTCGACACCAGATTCACTGGCGCATCCACCACAGCCCTCACAGGCTTAGGAACTGGAAGCGACTTTGATATTCTTGGTCAAGATCGAGGTGTTGCTGCTGCATTAGCTAGTTTCGAGCTTACATCCAAGATTCCACAGATACTCGTCTCTTTCGAGAAGACGGCTGTTGAAGCTGGGACCCGTAGACTCGCCGCTCGCTGGTCGGTTGAATTAGAGCAGGATCTTAAGAATATGAATGGCATCGATATCGATACCGAACTCACTAACGCTATGTCGTATGAGTTGCAGGCCGAAATTGATCGCGAAATGATTATTCGTATGATCCAAACCGCTCTAAACGCCGGTCTTGGAACAGGCTTCTCAGTCTGGTCCCCACTCTCGGCCGATGGCCGTTGGTTGGTTGAGCGTAATCGTGACTTCTATCAGAGGTTAATCATCGAAGCTAATCGTATTGCAGTTCGTAATCGTCGTGGTGCTGCCAACTTTGTTGTTGCTACACCTCGCGTTTGCGCAATCTTGGAAATGCTCCCTGAATTTCAGTGGGTGCCTGTCCAGGGTAATGTCAATACACAGCCCGTCGGTGTTGCAAAAGTAGGCTCATTGGGTGGCAGGTTTAACGTTTATCGCGATACACGTACAGAAGCGCAAGCTGAAGCAAAGACAGGGAATTTCCCTACCGGTGCAACACGCGACCGGCGCCTTGAGTACGCCCTCCTTGGTTACAAGGGTCCTGAATTTTACGACACTGGTATCATCTATTGTCCGTATATTCCGGTCATGGTTCAGAGAACTATTGGTCCTAATGATTTCTCCCCTCGTGTTGGTCTATTAACCCGTTATGGCGTTGTAGACAACATCTTTGGAGCAAATCTTTACTACCACGTAATTATTCTGAAGAATCTCGGTACTGCGTTTACACCTGGAACTCAAGCGGTTTACTTCTAATTGAAGTACATCGGTTAAGAACAAAGAAAACGTTTCACCTGGTAAGTCCCAGGAAGTTTCAAAAAAAGGGCCTCTTGCGAGGCCCTTTTTTTTATAATATACACTAAAAAACACAATCAAAAGAATAAATAATTTTATGCCATCCACAGTATTTTCTAATCAAGTAGCTAATCCAAATGCAACAGACCCTACGTCTTTAAATCTTTCATTAACATCTAATGGTGTTACCATTGATTCCTTTGGTAACCAGGTTAATTCTATTCTTTTTAATGATACATCAAAAACTCTAACAGGTATTCTTGTAGGATTAACAGTTAATGGCTGCACTATCAGAGTTGATCAAGCTTACAATGATGTTCAATTTGCCGTGTTAAGTGCAAATGGTGCTTCTACTTTGTTCACATGTGTAACAAGCACAGCAGCACAAACAGGTACTTTCAATGGCTTTGACACAGTGGGTCCAGAGAAGATTCGCATGTGGAATCTTAACGGTTAATTACTGACGAACTGTTTTGGTAAAGTACTTGTACTTGTCCCACATGGCACTATTTTGTGCCAGCAGCTCCTGACTACTGGCACGGATAGGATTGATGTCAATACCGCCACGACGCACATACATGCATGCCACCATCAACTCTTCTGGCTTGGTCAAATCATGCAACCGCTTGTATATGGTTTCACATATTTCTTCATGAAAATGGCATTCATCACGGAATGAAACTATGTATTGCAACAAAGAGGTTTGATTGAGTTCACATGGTCCTTTATAATGAATGTAAACATCACCCCAATCTGGTTGGGATGTGACCCTGCAATTGCTCTTTAACAGGGCTGAATGAAATCGTTGCACCTTGTTTGTGTCACTGTGCATCCATCCAAGTAATGCAGGATCTTCTTTATAGCCTCTGGATTTGATGGACGTCACATCAATGTTATTCTCCAGTGTAGGATATGCAGCACTTGGAAACAAGGGTGGATAGTGCATTGCATCATCAACAGCTTTGGTAAGGCGTACATAGACCTGCACATCAGTTTCTAATAGAGTGGATAGATCCTTGGCAATCACCTGTTCCAGTTGCTGCAAAGCACTCACTATGTTGCCACTGTATTTCTCCATGTTGAAAGAATTCATGTACAGCTTGATGGATTTGGACTCCACAATGTATTTGTTGGTTGCAGGATACACAATCTTGGCAATGGCAGCAATGGGCATGCCGTCAGTTGTCAAACAAGACACTTCATAAGCATTCCAAATGTCATACCCCACAAAGGGTGGTGCATCATCAGATATGTGCAGATGCTTGCGATTGTTGGCTCTGGGTTCACGCACCAACAGAGAAGGATCATAGGTGCACTTGTAGCCTGTTATTTTACCCAAATGTTTTGATATGTTACTGTTATCTAATTCCGTATTCATTAAGTTTTATTTTAATTGCTTGCATGCGTTCTTCCACTGTTCCTTTTAAAATAGTTATTTTTCCTTTTAACCGCTCATCCTTAAGCCAGCAATTTTCATATGAATCAATAATTGCATCCCTGAATTCTTTATTTGTACTTCTCTCACCATCATCCTCCAGAGGCACATCATGAGGACTTGGATAAAAGATATGATCATATCTGTGAATATGATTCACATAGTACATGAGACCCAGACTATTTGATACAGGAAAATCTTTTGGCTTATTATAAGCAAAGTAACTCGTATAGATCATGCCATCCATCAGGCAGCGATCATGCAGTGTACCCTCGAACTTGCTCAACTTGTAATTGAACATCAAATTCTCAAATTCTTTATTCAATATTAGAGTTTGAGTCACATCATTTGCTCCTGACTCATTCATATCAACCCCATACTCGCGGCTAATCAATCTTGTGACTTCATCCACATACCATAACTTGGAACCATAGAACAGTTTGCACTCCTTGAGCAGAGTAGTCTTGCCTGAACACTGAGGACCTGTGAAAGTGAATATCATTTGCGTCGCAACAAGGAAGTATACTCTATCTCCAGGTCATACACAAGCTTTTTAAACATTTTTATTTCTTCCTTAAGAATTTTGTTCTCTTGCATGATCATGTCATAATCTTTCTCTAGCTGTTTCACCTTGCCATTCCATGCCCGCCATGCATTCATTAATGACATACAGTTATTTCATAATGCCAAACACTTTAAGTGCAATGAGCATGGATAACCAGAAGCCGGTGAATGATGACAAGGTGCGCAACAGTTCCATCTTATGATTATGAAAATCGAGCAACACTTCAAAATCGCTTCTTAATTTGTTCTGTTTCATTAATTTACGCAATTGTTTTTTTGGAAGCTTGTTAATGTTAATAAGATTCATTCATTTGCCCCATTTGCCATTATACACTATTTCTGCAATAATGCCATACACTGCAGAATCTCTGAATGCATCCATGACTGGCTCATTGGCAGAGTTCATGTCTTTTTTCTTCAAGACCAAATTGATCAATCGCTGTATCTTGTCATTGAGTCGCACCACAACTGCAGATATGGCAGCAAATATGTCCTCTTGTTTGACTAAATCTGAACCCAGAGAAATATTTCCTGGACCGTAATCAAATTGCTTTCTGCAAAACGTTTCATATAGCTCTGCCTGTATCTTGTGAAACTCTTTACACGTTTCCGGGAAATTTTTTTCCACGTACTTGATGGCATCATCCTTATTCACAATCGTACTCCATGAGATACTTTATTTAAATTTAAAGCACCCAGATTGCAACCACCTGCATAACTAATAGCGCTCTGCAAGTCTTGCCTTATCTCTTCCATTTTTTCAAGATATGTGAAGGCATCCGTGTCCATGAGCTTCATTGTACCTTCAATATTCTTTTTTTCAATCTTATTGTGTGCACTGGCTGATCCAAAGTACTGTTTGTAGCGTCTGCCATTTGCATCCTTTACAAGCGGTGCCGGGCTGTCTGAACATGCAGCAAATATGGAACCGCACATCACCATGCTGGCACCTGCCACAAGAGCTTTGGCAATATCACCATTGCAGCGCACACCGCCATCTGCAATGATGGGTATGTCTCTATCCCTGGCGCACTCTATGATGCAACTAAACATGGGGTATGTAAACCCTGTCTTATCTTTGGTTGTGCAGGCATACCCACCACCAACGCCCACCTTCACTGCATCTGCACCTGCACTGTGCAAGTATTCAACACCTGTGAAAGTAGCAACATTACCAGCAATAATTTTTGTATCTGGTAGGCTCTGCTTGATGTGTTTGATCTGATCAGCAACCTTGGAGTGATGACCATGAGCCACATCTATGGTGATAAAATCAACACGAAGATGCCGATTAGCCAATTCAGTAATGATGGTAGCATCCTTGGATTGTGTGCCAACACTAATAGAGATGGTCTTGAGATCACCCATCCAGGCTCTGTTGTTGGCATCTTCAACAAACTTAACGATATCAACATTAAACCGATGCATGATGTAAAAATAATTGTCCTGATCCAGCATTTTGCAAATATCAAAATCAATGCAGCACTTCATGTTGGCTGGTACCACAGGTAGCTTGAACCGCTTGCCACAAAGCATCACATCTGTATCAATTTCAGCTCTGGATTGAATGGAATTAAAATTCGGTTTGAGAAAAATATTCCCATAGTGTAGAGATATGTCCATGTTACTGTTCAAGAATTCTAAACGCAGTAAAGAAACTCTTCCAAAGATCCAGTGCAGTGACACGCAGGGCACCATACACCTCACTTAACGTCTTATTTTTTATATCTATGCCTTGACTCATTAGTATTTCTCCTTCATCCACCCCTGGTGTGACTCTGTGAATAACACAACCAGCCACATCATATCCCTCTGTAAAAGCTCTCTGTTGTGGATTGAACCCCTTCAATGAGGGAAATTTATCAATGAGCCCTGGATGTAAATTATAGATTTCATATTTTTCACATATTTGTTTAGGAATAATTCTCAGATAGCCATGCAGTGTTACAATCGGATTATTATACCTGGATAAAACATTCTCATAATTTACCACACTTGGTTTGGGTGGCAAATGCTGCCAGCAATGCATCATGTTGAGCTTGGTTGCCCTGAAAGTGGTCAACTCAACAAGCTTCTGATTAACGCCATCATTGTCGTGTTTGTTGTGCACAACACAATCAGGATAGACACCAAGTGCATTACTGAGATCATATATCTCAGTGCCCGTTTGCGAGAAAAATGTTACCCAAGGTCTCATCTGCGAATAATCTTCTTAAACATTGTAGTATTATATTTTACAAGATCAAGTTGATCATCAGTGAAGATATGTTCAATCAAGTCGGCTAGCTTTGTTGCAGGCTTGCTCTGCAAGCCATAATCTGCATCATATTTTAACCCATTGATGGCTGCAACAATGGGGTTGCTGGTATCACAACTTACAATGTTGTAGATATTTTTATCCACATAAAATCTAAATTCTTTAGCTAGAGAGCATCCCAGCAGGTGATGTGGTTTGTTCCATTCCCAAATTCCTGACTCAATTAAATCTGTAATAAATCTTTGTCTACCAGAACAAAACCGCTCCAGTTCTGTATTGCCCTCTCCAATGGCTTGATAGTAACTAAAGTCAAAGCTTATTGCAATCATGTCAGCTTCATATGACATGAAACGATAGCAATTCTTTAATTCCTGCCAACATTTGCCTTGCACTGCACCTATGGATTTTGTTAAAAAAGAGCTTTGCAGGTCTTTGGCTTTGTCTCTGAACCCCAGGTAGCTGACCATAGTCTCTTGTGAGTTCTCCAGAACATCTGGTATGATGAACATGTTGGGCTGCAGATCTTTAGCAGCTTCATAAAACATCTGTGGGTCAAAGGACTTGCCAAGTTCAAATATTGAGTTGTCGAGTAGCACTTCTCTGTTGTATACATGTCTGGCAGACTTGAAGTAATTGTAATAATCTGGATAACGTTCAAATAGATGCACTAATGCATAGTCAAAATCATTGTATGACTTGGATGCAGGTAATATGGATAAGGGAGATTCGTGGGATACTTTCATAGCATAATTATATTATACTTGTAAATAATACATATATCAACATGAGATATCCAAAATATCACGGACATTACCTTGGCATGGTAGTACAGAACAATGATCCGGAAAAACGTGGTCGTGTCAAAGTTTTTGTCCCACATATAACTCCAACAGTTTATAAGAAATGGGTAGAAAATAATAAAGATAAAAATTTTAAATTTATTGGAAAAAATTTAACCAATGACATCACAGACATAACAGAGGATCTTAAGAAAATATTACCCTGGGCTGAGATATCATCACCACTTGCAGGCGAAAACAGCAGCGGCAGATACAATGCCTTTAAGAATGTTGGCACAATAAGTGATTCCAGCAGTCTCAGCGGTGCAATAGATAATCCAAACAATAGCAACATAGATGTAGCAAAGATAAATTATTTTAGTCCTAACCTGGATAACATTGGTGAAAAACCTGGTAATTTATTTGATATATCTTATTACAAGCTCAAAGATGCTTTTAGTAATCCCAGCGAAACTAATGCTAATAACGCCAACAAATATAGCTACAATTATACTCCTGAATGCTACAGCAATTGTGCCAAGGGGTCCTTTCCAATTGTAAGTGTTGGTGCCCACGTGTGGGTCTTTTTTAACAACGGTAATCCTCTCAACCCTGTTGTGTTTGGTGCATCGTTTGGCACAGAAGATTGGAAGAGCATTGCCAGCATACCCACCACCAACGCACTGGAGCTTTCGGCATTGAATGCACCTGGTGTAGATTACCCAGGCACATATGAAAATAAGCCTTTACCCAATGCACAAGAGTATGACTACAATGTTGACATCTATAGAAACAAATATGTGATCAATCAAAAAGGTGGCACCATATCTTTCATCAATACAGACAATAGAGAGGTGTTAAAAATGACTCATTACTCTGGGTCGTTCAAGGAATTTAATAACTTTGCCAACATTGAATTGGCCACTAATAATGATCAAAAATTAGTTTTGAATGATCAATTTTTAACAGTTAAAGGCACCCGCAATGAATTTACACAGTTTGATTATGATTGCATCACACGTGGTGACAACTATAAAAAAATAGGAAATTTAAATAGAGATTTAAATTTGCAATGGAGAGAGATAGCAAGAGAAATTGCAAATGTAAAACAATTGTTTGATATACAAAGAGCAGACAAGTACACCTCGCAGAGTGGTATGTTATTAACATCACCCTTTCAATCCCGGGGAGGTGGCACACCAGGCAATTGCCCTGTATGCAACCAAGCAGTCAGTCAATACTTCACAGTTAACAATTCATATAATGAAAACTTTTCAACTGTGTTATTTCCTTCTCTAGCTGATAGCAGTGGTGATTTTATTTTTGGCAAATCAATTACTCCTGATGGCATTGTGAGTAGCATTGATTTTCCAGGCAACATGGGCACCCCTCAATATGTTTCTCCCATTGACAATTTGGTTGGATCAGCTGATGGTTCTACAGGCAGCAACAGACCAGGACAAATATTTGGTATATCTTGCCCTGCATGTGGTGGCACTGGACAGAGTCCCAGCTCACAAGGTGGCACATGGCCCAGAGACCAAAGAAAAGCAACTTTAAATATTTTAATTAAGAGCAAGTTGAAGGATCTGCTGGAGATTGAGAAACAGCTTGGTGCTGGTGGCAGCGAGATAGTAGAAATAACAAAACATAAAGTGGAGACCATTGGCACAGTGATGAATGACTTTGGTTCCATCAGAGTGGACATGAAGGGCAAGATGTATGTTTCAGATGTGCAAGTAGCAAAATATGGCGCATTCTATAACAGAACACCATCACCGTTGGTTGAGCTGGTGCATGTGGATGACCTGCCAGGAGGCAATTATACTATGAACGTTTGCAACAGATACAATGTGATGGTGGGTGCCGGTGGGTTGAATCTCAAGTCCTATGGACCTGTTAATATCAGCGGATCCTTAACAAATGTGGCAGGTGCACAGGTGAACATTTCAAGTGAGCTGGAAACAAACATTGATGGAGGCAAGAGACTCTCCCTGGTAGGTGACATTGTTAGTATCAGACAGCGCAACAAAGAACAGGTAGTAATAGAAGGCTCACTGGGTGTAACAAACAATTTAATTGTTGCTGGTGGCCTGCACGTTGAGGGTGAATTCACAGCCAATCATATCACCATGCCCACAGAAGTGCAGGCCACAGAACAAACACATTCCTTTGCAGCTGCAGCTACTGATGAGAGTAACATGAACGGTAAGATCATAGGGTTTGGTGTGCCAATGTCAAACTTTGCATCAGTAAAAAACCCCAAGGACAGATCTTATCAAGAAGGCAGTCCCAACACCACTGGTGCTCCTTATCTAGGCTTTACAGATTATAATGAGAAATGCGGTAGATTGAAGAAAGATGAAGTTATAGGCTACATAACTGGCACAATAGGCTGGATACCTCATCCAATTACACCAAATGCGTTCATACCAGTAACAGCAGGAACTTTGCCTGGTACCCTGGGGTTTGTTGAAGTAAGAGCTGCAAACATTGTTACTGCTGCAGGTGGCACCAGTGATGTACCTGTATTTGGTTCAGGCCCAGGAAGCGCTCTCAATGTTAAGGGATGTGTCAAGGGAGCCGATACCGGCAGTGGTGGTGTTGATGCCATGCAGATGCCCATAGTTGTATATGGCACAGGCAGAGACAGAGACAGCATATATGTTGAGAAACATTCCCACATGTTCAAGGGATTGCCTTCATCTTTGACTGAAACCAATTCAAAGACAAGAGAAAAAATTTCTGGCAAACTATCACCAGTTAATGCCGAACCAGTATCAAACTACAAGAAGTAACCGGTTAATTTTTATTATCTTTTATCCAGTCGCTTCTGTGATTAGTAACCCAGTCCATCAACGCTCGCTCAAACCCCACATCAGATCCTTGTTTCTCTGACATGCACCATTTGTTTTTCAATATCTCCTCACGCTCTTCACTGAAGCGTTTGTAAAGAGCGGTACTATCTACTGTAAGATGTGCCGATGACAATGAAGCCATCATGTGTATATTTAATTTATTCTTGAAGTTTCTTCTTGAGACCATCAAAAATAGTTTGATTTGTTTCAATGGCTTGTGGCTTGAGCACATCCAATATCTTGCACACCACATCTATGTGAAGCATTTTTATGTAATCCATATGCACTGTGCCAAATGTGGATAGAAACCTATCTGCAATAAAATATAATATTGCATGCTCATCTTCTGTTAGACTATCTATGGTGCTTTGATATATCATAGCTCCACATCAGCAAAAACATTTTCAGAAATACTTGTGTCGCGAGCGCCAATCTTATATGCACCTATTTCTGTTTCTTGTGGAGCCACCTGCACCTTGCTGCTATCCAAATAACTGTTGAGCCAACCAGAGATAGGATTTTCCTTTTGATTAAAAATCTTCTTATAACCAAGCGACCGCAATCTGGTATCACAAAGCCATTTGGAGTATCCACCAAGAACATCTGCATTGAGACCTAGCAAGCTGCCTTTGCTGAACAAGTATTGTGCCCACTCCATTTCACTCTTAGCAGCATTTTCATAAACTTCATAAATTCTGTCTTCACTCTTTTTTACAACAGATGTGAAACCTTCCTTGTCTTCTTCTTTTAATATCCTTATAAGATTTTGTGTTGTTGCAAAATGCAGTGCTTCATCTCTTTGAATAAATTTTATAATCTTGGCATTACCCTCCATCTTGCCTCTGTAACCAAAATAAAATGAACAAGCGAAGCTCACATAAAACACAAGGCCTTCCATGCAATTGATGGCAAGAATACAATTGAAAATGCTCTCTTTGGAGTTTCTATCTTTACTGGAGTTAAGAATTTTATCAAAATTTTCACGTATGAGTGATGCGCGATTTACAATCTCTTTATCTTCCATGATGCTGTCAAAGAAAGCTGATGCATCTGGATGAACATTGTTGAGCAGATAGGAGTAGCTGTAGCTATGAATGCCTTCAAATCTCTGCCATGTGTTCATGCATATTTCCAATTCAGGGTTTGATACATGATCTTTTAGAGAATGGATTGATCTGGACAGCATGCTGTCTCCCAAAGTTTGAAATTTTAGATTAGTATCAAAAACAAAACGCTCCTCTTTTGTTAATTCCTTATAATCACCACGATCCTTTTGCAGACTTATTTCATGAGGCCACCAGAAGAACTCTTCCTGCTTTTTAAACAGTTCAAAGAATACAGGGTACTTGAATTTGTCGTAACGCTGTAAATTGAGATCTTCACCAAAAAACAATGGTTGTTTGGTATAATCTACATTCCTTAAATTGAGTACACTCTTCATGACAATCTATTATATACTTATAGTTTGCAAGCTCCACTTGCACAATCTGATTCTTTGTTCATGGACTGCTCTCTGTCACCATCATCTGTGTTGTTGTAATACAAGGAAATAAGCCCTATGCTGTATGCATACATGATCTCCTTCATGACCTTGCTATCAGGCAACACGTTATTGGCATAATGCGCATAATTGTAATATATGTTGGTTGAAATTGCCATGTCCAAGTACTTCTGGATGACAGCATTTATGTTGATGATATCTGTGTTATTCTCAAAAGAGAAAGCAAGTTGGTAGTAAGATTCAAATTTGCCTATGCCTGGCACCAACACAGGCAGCTTGCCCATCTTAGAGGCTTTGTATGTTATCAATGATCTGACTGGTTCAATGCCATTAGTAGAGCACTGAATGACAGAACTAGATTCACAAGGCATAACACATGACAGAGTCGAATGTCTCAATCCATGCTCTTTGATCTCTTTTCTCAATGCTTCCCAATCCAGGGAAAGCTTTCTTTTAACAATGTCATCAACTTTTTTCTTGTATGTGTCTATGGGCAATATGCCCTGAGCATATTTTGTATTATTGAACTTCTCGCAACGACCTTTTTCTTTGGAGAGAGTCAAACTGGATTTGAGTAGATAGTATTGAAAATGTTCCATCCATTCATCAACAAGAGATAAAGCTGACTTGTCAGAATATTTCTTTTCATTTCTGGCTAAAAATGCAGCGAAATTAGTAATGCCTATTCCTAAGCTTCTGCGTTTTTTGGTAAAATTAGCTGCAGCTTTATTGAAATACGTTTGAACATCAATAATTTCCTCCAAGAATCTAACAACCAAGTCACATGTCTTCTCAAGATCCTTCCAATCTTTGATCTCCAGCATGTTGATGGCAGACAAGATGCACATGCCTATTTCAGCTTCAGGATCATTATAATCATTGAGAGGTATGGTGGGGTGAATAACTTCTGTGCACAAGTTGCTCATGGTCACCTTGTCTGACCATGCACCATGTTCATTTGCTGTATCCACATTAAGAATATAAATTCTACCTGTCTCAACACGTTCTTTGACTATCAATCCAAACAATTTTCGTGCTGATATTTTTTTCTTTAGCTTTATTTTTTTGCTCTCTTCATGCTCTCTATACACCTTGTCAAACTTGGGTGTGCCCCAAGCTTCCCATAGTTCAGGCACTTCATGAGGAGAGAACAGAGTGATCTGTTCATCCTTCAATACTCTGTCATAAAACATCTTGGACATGCCCACTGTATAATCAAGTTTTCTCACTCTATTATCATCAGTCCCTGCGTTGTTCTTGAGAACAACAATATCCTCTATCTCATAATGCCACCACTGAATGTTAGTAGTGGCTGAACCACCCCTCAATCCATTCTGCTGCCATGCTTTGACTGAGGCTTCAAAAATCTTTAAAAACGGAATAACACCTGTGTGCACAACTTCACCATTGTTGACTGGTGCACCAATGGCTCTTATCTTGGAGACATCAATGCCAATTCCACATCTACTGGCAGTGGCAATGGAGACAGCTGTGCCAGATGCTGTGATTGATTCTTTGTTGTCCTCCACACCTATCAAGCAGCAGCTTGCATAACTTTTCGAATTGGTACGCACACCTGCCATGATGGGGGTGGGCAAGTTAATCTTGTGCCTGGATATGGCATTATAAAATCTTTGCACATATTCCAGTCTTGTTTCTTTGGGGTAATTTATAAAAGCATATGCAGCAATGAGAATATAAGCAAACTGGGGTGTTTCATAAATTACATCTGTGACCCGGTTCTTAACCAGATACTTGTCACACAGCTGCTTGATACCAGCATATGTAAACAGAAAGTCGCGGTCATGATCAATAAATTCGCCAATCTTGTTTATTTCATCTTTTGTGTATCTCTCTAAAATTGCCTTGTCATAAATTTCTTTTCTTAGCCCAGTATAGATCACGTCAATTAGTCTTGGTGCATGCTTGCCACCCCACACATCTTTTCGTAACTGATAATTAAGAAGTCGACCAGCCACAAATTGATAATTTGGCTTTTCAAGAGAAATTAAGTTTGCAGCTGATTCAATTAATACTTGATGAATGTCACATGTGGAGATGTTTTCAACAATGTTCAGTTTGGCATTGATCTCCACTTCAGATAAACTAACACCAGATATGCCTTCTGTGGCCCACAGAATGACCTTATTAATTTTTTCAATATTAAATTTTTCTAATACACCATCTCTTTTTTTGACATAGGTTTGTGAACTCATGAGTATTTTTACTTAGTACAATAACGCAACATACAGAAAGTATTTATTTGTTTTTATCGTTGCTGTAGTTAGTTAGTGCTGATTTAATAAATTTTTTTGTTGTTGTATTTTGTATATTTTTATTGCTCAAAACATAAATAGAAAAATATCCATACGATTGAAAGCCACTTTCAGTATTGAGAACCTTTGAATAAAGATCATCCATGTTTATTTTTGAATCAGTCAAATTGTTCAAATATTCACCATTGATTGGATAGATGCCCCGGTTTAAAAAAGCATAACAATCATCACACTTCAGGTTGTATTTGGTCAGAAGGTTATCATAAAAATTCTTAGTTAACTTGATGCTATGGTCTGTGCCCAGGTCATCCAATTGCTTCAACAGGGGTAAGTATTTATTTTTAAATGCAATCCTTATGCCTTTAAAAAATTTAGGCTCCAACGGCTCATTGGGAACAAAATGAATGACACTAATTGGATTGAAGTTTTTATTTATGACCAGTCTTTTTTGATCATACAGATTTTTAATCTGAAATCCCAGCATGCACAAGGGGTAATCTGTATCAGAGAGATAAGAGAACTCTTCTACATCGAGCGGTTGCTCACAGAGATTCACATCTAATAATGCCATAGGCGTATTATATGAACAAATATTTGTAGATCAACACTATTAATGAACTCGCTTCAAAAAATCTGTGATTAGAACCACCAAAAACGATGTTATGGAAGCAAGTACTGCTGTGGTCAGAGCAATTCTAAAATTCCACATGTTAGTTGACTCTGATCTTTTGCGACCAAATTCACTTGTTATTTGCACTGTAATGCTGTTGAATTTTTCTGTTACCACATCTGTAATATTTTTAAACTTGAGCTCTATCTCTCTCTCCAATCCATCGATCTTCTCATCCACATGCTGCAAGCATGTTTCCACATGTTCTGAGTGCGCTTTAAGTTTGCCAGTGAGCTCTGATAATTGTGTTGTAATTGCTGGTTTGCCGTTGCCCTGAAAAACAACCTTGTAAACCTCTTTTACCTCATCCTGAAGCTTTTTTACATTTAATATGGGGCTGTTTTTCTTCATATTACTTGATTTGAAATGAGTAAGACAATATGCCTTTGGGCAGGCTGTACACTTTGCCTCTCACATTGCCATTGGCTTCCTTGGTGACAATTGTCATTCTGTCTTGTGTAACTATGGGGCCATTGATGATCTCTGCAGTGCCCAGATTGAGACTGTAGGTCTTGATGCCCTTCATGACATCAAATACATTTATTGTATTTTTACCTGCAAGTACTGCAGAATATAACTTGTTCACAATAAGTACTTATTGTTGTTAAATCACTAATTTTAATAAATATATAAAATATGGCCGACATAGTATCAAAAATCTTAGTCCGACAAGGAACAGATGTTCAAAGAAGAACAGCTAATTCTGGTGGTATCATATTCAGTTCTGGTGAGCCTGCATACTGCACAGATACAAGGAGATTGTTTATTGGTGACGGGACTACTAAAGGCGGCACTGTAGTGGGCAGCAGAAACTTGGGCATAGTCAGTGCATTATTTGGATCATCGACAAACGGGTTCACTAGTGAAGCTATTGCACTGTTCAATGCACAGGGTGCATCAGTTGGTGACTTTTTGTATGACAAAGCCACAAGAAACATATATTCACTTTCTGCTGTGACAGCTTTTCCTCCTCTATCCACCAATCTGGCAAAGTATGATTCTGTGGTTGTCATCAACACAGATCAATTCCAATTGATCAACAACTCAGTATTGACAATAAAGAGTGGTGGTGTAAGAAAGGAACAGCTGTTTTTTGATGTGGTTGATGGTGTATCACTAGAAAAAACAGCATTCAATCAGCCCATCCGCATCAAGACAGGCGGGGTGCAAAATTATCATTTTTCCAACCCCCCTGCTTTCACTGTGAAGGGTAATAGCCAGAGTACTGATGCAGCATTGAATGACATCTTTGTATATGAGAATCATTTGGTAGGTAGGACATCACTATCAACTTTAACATCCATTCCATTCTCCACAGTGGTGGGTGGTGGCTTGAACAGTGACAATGGTGTAGATATTAATGGCAATTCTGTTTCTCTGGATTTAACCTATTTTAGAATTACTCCTGACCCGATCAGAAGACTTACTTTTGTTTCTGCTACTTCTGCTCACAGTGATTTCAGTATAAATGGCACTACAACTACAAAAGCAATTACCATCAATGGCAACACAACCATGAACACTGGTGCTCTTGTGAACAATGGTACAACAAATCTCATTGGTGCTGCAAATGCAGGAGTGCTTCGAGTCAACACAAATCTGGTTGTGTCAACAATTTTAGCGGACAACATGGTCACCATAAAAGCACCTGCACGCGTGGAGGGCAACCTTGAGGTGAATAGCACATCCACAAACTCAATCACTGGCAACATTAATGTGACAGGAGGCATAAGTACCACTGCAAACAGCAGTGTCGGTGGCACACTCACTGTGACAGGAGATGTTGTAGCATTCTATACTTCCTCAGATCTCAGATTAAAAGAAGATTTGAATGTATTGCAAGACCCTCTGGATAAAATCGGCAGTCTTGTTGGATACGAATTCACATTCAACTCCAATTCTCCTGCACATTTAAAAGGCAAGAAAAATTATGGGCTCATTGCACAAGATGTGGAGCGAGTGCTGCCTCTGTCTGTTGAACACAGAGCAGATGGCTATATGGGTGTAAATTATGAATCTGTCATACCATTGCTTGTGGAGTCTATCAAGGCACTGCAAACCAAAGTGAATAATCTACAGGATGAAATACGAAAAACTAGTTAAGTCTTTACTGGAAGATTTTAATGTATTTCCTGGCACTCAGACAGCTGTAAATTCAGGACCAGACATGGGAATGACATCTGGTGATATACAGAACACATTTCCAAGTAAAATGAGCACAGTAAAAATTAAATTACCAAAAAAGAAGATTAAGAAGTCAAAAAAAGATTAATTACACTCTTCACACGCTTGCCCACCTGGGTTGCCCATTTGCTGTTTTGCAATTCTTTTGCTGCAGCTTTATAATCTTTGGCAAGGATAAAATCTTTTGTTTTAATAAATTTGCTTAATCTGGCATATCCCATGTTGAAAGAAAGATCCAGCACTGCCAGCTTCATGTTCTTGGGCAGCGAATCAAAATTGGGCAACCATTGCTTTGCATCTTTGTATGCAATGTTAATTGTAATTTTAAATATCTCTCTTATCTGGTCGTCTGTGAGGTCAATGACACCTGCCTTGGCATCATTATAATTAACACCCACCTGCTGCAGAATATTCTTTGCATCAGGTCTCATCAAGTTCAATCCAATGCCTATGGTGGGTATGCCCAAACTATCTTTGTACACATGTGGCTTATAGCCTTCATGTTCTTTGACAAAATTGAAGATGTCGTCAAAAGTGAGCTTGGTATCTGTTGCCCTTTGCATTATGGCAGGTGGTGGCAGTGGAGGTGCATCTGCAACTGCTTCCATGAGTTCTTCAACAAGCTTATTAAATTTCACCTAATTATTTAATTTAAAACAGCCACCTTTACAATTTTAGGATTATTATTTGCAAAGATCAATGCATCTCTTTTGTTGGTAAAAAACACATCAATCACAGGTAGCTTGCCACAGGATGCTGTCCTCTGTTTAACTGCAGTACCTGTGTCAACAGCCCTGACCAAGCCTATGTTGGGTATGATCACATCTGACTTGTAAGGTATGATTCTGGGGTCTACGGCTATGGAATCACCTTGTTTGAGAGTATAACCAGTGGAGCTCCTGAGTCTGCTACTGTCACTGTCAGTGTCTCCACCTTTGGCCCAATACACTGTGAGACGCACAGTCAGTACTCTGTAGTTGTTTGTTTTAGGAATCAAATTGTCCATGTACTGTATACCATCATTCTTGATGGTAATATTTTTTGCCACTTCTTTCTCTCTGCTAAATGTCAACCCGTTAAGATCTTTCTTCAGTTCGTTCAATCCAATCCTAGTCTTCTCTTTGAATGATGTGATGCTAATGGGGGTAGCTATGAAAAGCACCATCAACATTAATATTAGCTTGTTTGTTTTTGTTTTTGTTATCATAAAAAGTGCCAAATATGGCAGAGCATTTAACCGGTAACTTAAATGTTTATTATTTATCCAGTTTAACTGATTCCCAGGGAAAGTCAAGCCAGATGTTATCATCAAAACGTTTTATGTAAAAATTTGGAACATAACTTGTGGACTCTTTTATGTACAATGTGGCAAATTTGTAATGTGTAAATTGTTGCAATTCAAAGAAACTATTTAGCTCCATTATAGTTTTGCCTTTATCGGACAAGTCATCAATTATAATGACTCTTTTGTCACGGTATTTTGTGACAAATTTAATGCCCAGTGTTTGATCAAACGCTATCTCTCCTGGCACATTGTCATCTGTGTAGCTTCTTATGCCAAAATTATATATGGGCACATTTAATATGTGTGAAATGATCACACTGGGCACCAGTCCACCTCGACCTGCAGAAACAATGACATCACAGGAATCTATTTTATCTGCCAACAATTTGCAATCCCGGGTGATGTCTTGCCAGGCCAATGTGGTTCGCATCAAACGATTGTATTATAGTTTATCAATAATGCTAGTTACATCTTCAAGTGTTTTCTTCAAAGATGGTGCAATAAAAAGATAGTCTTCCTTTAATCCTCTGGCAGCCTTGTTGGCAAGATTGGATAAATCAGTAGAAATCTTCTTCTGCATGGAACTGACTTCTTCATTCTCACTTCTGGCTTGGGGATATTCCTTGGGTGCATACAAATATGAGTCAGTGTTGCGCTCAGTGTTGTTGATGCCCAGGCTTGCATAGGACTCTATTATAGCTTTTGTATCTCTGTTCACTTAAATATTTATGTGAGTGGCAATGAAAAAAAGCTTAAAGCTGCTCAATTAATAATTAAACACGCTGATCTGTACAAAATATGTGAATGTTGTGAGTCCATAATTTTATTTTCAGACATATTCTGTCCACTTTGCGAGGGTTACAGATTCAATGACAGTCTGCAAGACATAGAAAAGTTGGCTCTTGTGTTGGCAAAAAAAGATAAAACAGACATCCTACCTCGCAACGTTATCTAGAGGCATGCATTGATTCAAATATTTGGAAAGCAGAATAACTTTTTTCATTATTTCTTCTTTTCTGTATGGCTTCTTCTCTTTCTTGGCTTGCATGTACAGGTCAAGAATTTGATCGGCAGTAATTTTCTTTCCACTTGTCATGTTAATACTTATTTTATTAGTAGTTGCTTTTCTTGCATGCCTCAATAAAAATATGTATGTCAAACATCAATCCACTCACCCTTCAAGAACATGTTGCAACCTTTACTGCCGAATACGAGAAGTTTTGGCGGTAATAATGCTGCAGGAACACGCACACGCAAAGCACTTCAGGAAGTGATTAAATTTGCCCGTGAAGCCCGCAAGAGTGTTCAAGAAGAAAAAAATAATCGCAAAGCTGCTAAGAAATAATTCTCTTATTGCTTTAATCCCAGCTGTCGCTTCCGTTCATTTCTGTGAACGGAGGTGATAGTTTGGATCACTTCTGATGCACGTGTGAATGAGTCGACTGTCTTGTAGATGGCATCAACAATTTCGTAGGCAGCATGTATGGCCTTGCGTTCACTGTTGATATCTTCCAAGGAAATCTTCTGTTCTTTCTTTTCCTTGTGTTCTTCATTTTCAGTTGCAGGTGGTCTTGTGGGTGCAGTGTTCAATGGTTTGGATTGTGTTACAACAGGCACTGCAGGCACACCTGGGCTGGTGTATGCTTCAAATATGAGATGACAATCATTGTTCACTGTTAGTATTTATGTTATCTAATGAATAAATACCATATATGGCAGACGTGGCAATATCTGAATTACACACTTGGATGCTGTAGCCTGGTCTTACTTTAACTTCATGTTCTGGTGTTAGGCTGTTAATTATATCACTTGCGAGATCTGCCAGCATCTGCGCGTTGCTTGCGAGCATTTACAAACTGTAGCGCTCATGCATACCATTGTAGCATGTGGTTATTTGTTATCAAATGCTTTCTGCACAAACAATGCACTCTGACGCTCCAACACCTTCTGCACATATTGACATTGCGATTGGCCTCCTAATTTATCAATTATGTCTGCACACTCTTTCAGGGAAAGCTTGTTAACTTTCTTAATCTTCTTTTTTTCGGCCATGTTATTATTTAATTGTTGCATTATGATAATATATAAATAAATAGTTCAGTGAAAATCATTCTAGAAACTAACATAAAGAAGAACGACAAAACCAGCGATTCATTATCAGTTGCATTGGAATCTGATGAAATAGTGAAGATTGCCAACAGCAAAGGTATTCAAGCTGCAAACAATGCCATTGACAAGTTTGTGCAGAAGTACACTACTGATCTCAAGGGCAAGCTGGCCAGCGTTCTTAAGAGCTAATTCTTTTTAAAATAGTTGCACACAAATCCGCGTGTGTAAAGCCATAAATAATACATATGGCAGATGTGACGATATCCAATTTACCGACAGGTGCACCGGCCGGAAATGCATTGTTGCCATACAGTCAAGGTGGCAATACACTCAGTGTACCTGTATCTGCTTTGTTTCAGAATGCAGGCAATATAGGTATTGGGACAGCAATTCCTGTTATAAAGCAGGAAATTGTTGCCAGTGGATCAGGTATTGTAAGAACACTAGCTTTAACAAATTATAATAATGAACCTGATGTAGGCTCAGTATTAGAATTTAGAAATTCTATCCTTAACAATGTAACCTGGCTAGGTGCAAACATTCAATCTGTTCGTATAGGAGCAACTGCCGGACACGCATTAGTTTTTAATACAAAAAGAGATGGTCAAACTTTTGAGGTAACAACAGAGGCTATGCGTATATCACAGGGCAATGTGGGCATAGGTACTGCAACACCTACATCTAAGCTTCATATAAGTGGAGATGCCAGAGTTACCGGTGATTTAAAAGTTGACAGCGGCTACATTGACACCTCAGGAACAACTGTGTCTCTGGCCAACAATGCATACATAGATTTTCCTCTGGCCTCTGGCTTGCTCATTGTCAATTGCATGACTATAGATGGATCAGTTTCTGCCTACTTGGTTGGAGGCACTGGTGTGGTACGTCTGGGCACATCCATTGGCAATCCACCAGGCACTGTCACCTTTGTGAATGCCGACCCTCCCTTCTATCGCTTCACCAACACATTTGGAGTCACACAAAGTTTTAGTTTCTGTTTCATAAAGACGCGGTCATATGCTTAAACAATATGAATCCCATTGTGCACATGGCCATGGAATATAAGAAATGCAATTACAAGAACAATGTTCGAACAGTAATTCCCTCTGTGATGCTCAACAGCATTGTGGAGTTGAGCAATTCAGTTGCACAATTGCCTGGTGATGTGTGTGAAGTGGGTGTGTGGCGAGGAGCTGTTGGCATTATTTTCGGAGAAATATTTAAAGACAAAACTGTGCATCTTTTTGATACATTTGAGGGCATACCATTCCATGATGAAATATATGACAATACACACAGGCAAGGTGATTTTGGCCGGCAGGATGAGCATGGACGGGGGCATACAGAATATGAAGAAGTCAAAGACACCCTGTCCATCTACCCCAACATATTGATTCACAAAGGTGTATTTCCTCATGAAACAGCGCAAGTTGTTGCAGATAAAAAATTCTGCTTTGTGCATCTGGATGTGGATGTGTATCAGTCTTACAAGGAATGCTTGGAGTTCTTCTATCCCAGAATGGTGGAACAAGGATTAATACTGCTGGATGATTATAAGTTTTCTACTTGTGCAGGTGCCACAGTGGCCATAGATAACTTCTGCACAGAAAATAACATCAAGCTACATACCCACCATCATCAGTACTACATGCAAAGAATCAATTCATAAGCCATAAATTTCCTATATGGGCCATATAGGATATTTGGCAAAAAAAATTATAAAAAAATTTGGCATGCACCTATATGATTCTGAAACTTTTTATTGTGTATGTTCAAATTCCCGTACTGGGGTCTATATCCCCGTGCAGGTTTTAGAACCCCTTGTCGGTTTCTGAAACACATACTGTATCCAGATACCATGGACGAGCATTGAAGACCACCTCTTGATCCACTGCACCCAACCATGCATGTTCACCTTCAATGTAACGCTCCATGTGTTTCTTTCTGCTCAAGAAGTACTCTGCAGCTGTTAATGTCTTAACGATTGTATCATTCATCTGTACCTCCTATTGTATCGGCTATTGATCTATCAACAATATGTATTATGGGCTTGGCAGGACTTGAACCTGCAACCAAAGCATTATGAGTGCTCCGCTCTGACCATTGAGCTACAAGCCCCACACATTAGCTGTCCAATGTCTCGTACCGCTTCAATGCCTCATCAATGCTGCAGCAAGTCCAAGCCGTGATGCCCCACAATGAAGAGCCTGGATACGTTTCAGCAGGTGCAATTGCCATGCCACCCATTGTATACCCATTGTGTCTGCCAATCTTCACCACCTCATAATTGTTGAGGCTACTACCCATTCTGGTCTGTTGATAGATGGCCCTCTTACCTTCTCTCTTCAATTGGTTGTAAACAAAGCCCTTCTTCTTAAACTGCGTTGGTATCGTTTTATATTCTGTGGTTTCTGTATTCATCATACCTCTGATTGTACAGGCATTAAGCCAATTGCTCAAGCTCTTGCCGACGCGTGGTATCAAGTACTGCACCCTCAGACACATATGATGCAAGCAAGTGCTCCACCAACTGCCTGAGCGTGCCACCTTCATATTGA